AATAGCTTGAGTAGCTGAAAGATCTACAATTGTCATATCAGTTGTATCTACTCCTGCTATATCAGTAGTTGTCCTAGTACCGCCTGTACCAAACTGGTAAAAATTAGATGGCATATTAAGTTGCTCCTTGTTCAGTTGTAACATAAGTCCATGACGCACCGTCTATTACATACCAATCAGTGAACATATTTAAAATTGTATCATTAGTAGCAACAGCAGAAACTGGAGCGCTTACCGTTCTAGTAGTACTTGGTCCGGCATTACCTACATACCACGAATCATGGTATGAAATATTTACAGTAAGCCCGGCTGCGTCGACTGCAGTAACATCATTAGTAGAATATTTTACTCCAACGAACGATTTATATGGAGATGGCATTAATGCTTGAGCCATAGCCAATGCTAGAGCAGCACTGCCAGCTGACTGTGTAGTACTTAAATCCAAAACTATCATATCAGTATTGTCAATTTGAGAAATTGTAGTACCATTACGAACTGCTGCTGACCCAAATTTAAATGATTTAATTGACATAATAAGTCTCCTTTAATATCTAATAAACATATGTTTTACAATAAAGCTTTAGCTGCGTGATAATCGCCTTCTAAAGTCATACCTTGAATTTCACCAAGTTCTAAAGCTTCTTCTAATTCTTCTTTAGTAACAGTAGTATCATAAGTACCATCGGCCAAAGTCCACCCTATAGTTTCAAGAGCATCTAAATGTTTAATAGCAGTTTGATATTTGTACTGAGTCTCATGGTTAATTTCGAAATCTTTACCACCTGCTATCGTTACAGTTAAATTATCAAGAGCAATATCTAGATCACGTCTAAGAATTTCTTTAGCAGCAGCTACAGTATCTATAACTTCATCTATTAGAATAGGAAGAGCATCTCCATCATAGTCTAACTGTTTTCCTTCTGGTATAGGAGACCAAAAAATATGATCATCTGCTAAACCAATACAGTCCGCTCCTATTGTATGGAATCCTACAATAGCTTCGTTCTTTGTAGTTTTGTTGTAGTATCTCATTTATCGAGTTCCTTTAGTTATATATTCGAATATATTTATCATATTACATGAAACCCTGTACTGACCAATATATTGGCCAAGATTGACCTGCTGAGTGACTATCCAATGTTAATGTAATTTGACTAGTAGATGTAGCGTCACCGTAAGCTATATTAGCACCTGTAACTGTTCCTGCTCTCTTAGGTGTAGCTTGAATATTATATGTTAGATCTGCCATAGTAACTGGAAGATTAACTACGATTGTTCCATTACTTACAGAACCAGATAAACCTGTCATTTCAACAAAACCATCTGATAATATTTTAACATGTCCATTTGCATTACTAGTATTAGAAACAATATAAGGTCCGGCACCTGCTGCTAATATAGAATCACTAACTCTAAAATCATCCGCAGCTACATCATATATCATGATTAAGCGTTGACCGTTAGTATCCATTGTATAAGTAGAGGCACCATTAATTGTAGTGACACCAACAGTACTAATTAGTAATGTGTTAGATGTGACACCTAGATATGTAATTACTTCAACATTTGTACCTTCTAATGTTATACCACCTGTGACTTCTAAACTTAAAGTTTTGTTACCACTTTCAGTATTCATTAATATTTTATTAGCACCTTCTAATTCTGTACCAACTCCACCTAATACTAAGTTGTTTTCTTCAACTAACCAATCGCCAGATTGAGGATCAAGTAAAGCAATTGAATCATCAATCTGAGTCTGTACACCTACAGTTGTTAAAGAGTCTCCTGGATCTACTGGAGCAGTCGGAATAAAGTTAACACCGTCAAATCCGATAGTGTCATTTAAACTAGGTATGTTGTTTTCAATATCAATGAGTGCTGGATATTCATAATCGAAACGATTACCTGCTCTTGAAACTAGAACTTTGCCATCATCTCTTGCTGCAGGAAAAAGAATATCATCATGTGAATCAAGACTATGTGCAGTAGAAGCCGCAGTTGTCATTGGCACTCCATTAATGTACCATGCATCTCCGGATATAGTAAGAACATCTGCTCCATTATATATAATAGAATTACTTACATTAATATCAGTAACGTTGAGAGTGTTTATAAATGCATTAGCATACTGTAAAGCTACTGTACCTAAATCATAAGTGTTGTGTGCTACTGGAATAAGACTGTCAGTATTACTCAGCTTTTCATTAAGAGTTGCTGTGGTGATCCAAAAGAAATCATCTGTAGATTCATTTAAAACTGTATCACTATTTGCAGGTGATCCGAGACCTATTAAAGCAGTGGTACCCGGATTATCAATAACTCCAAAATTAGAGTTAAGTTTGATCACCATGTCATTTACAGTATCATCACATCCGTCAATTGAACTCAGTGATGGTATGTTTATGTCTTGTGGCATTATTTATTTTCCTTATGTGAGTTGTGAAGCATCTGAATGCCATGTACCAACTGCGTTATCGATAATCCAGTTACCGTCACTTACTAGCATAAGAGTAATTTTAGCACCCCAGCTTTCTGATTCGGTTGTATTATACAAGTTGGTTTCGTTAATAATAGTGTCAAAAGTTGGTGTATAAATTAAAAGGTCACCTACAAAAGATTTTACAAATGTTACTCTAGTTCCGATAGGAGTTACATCTGAATCTGGTAGTGCAACATTCTTTAATTCATGTGCACCCATATTCGCTTGAACAAACTGAATAATGCTATTAGGAGGTGCTATAGTTAAAGCTTCGTCAGTGACAATAGGAAGCTGAGTTTCAAATGCTTGTTCTATAACTGACAGATCTGCTATATGATAATGCTTAATCTTATATGAAACGTTACGAGTTAGAATATCGTTAGAAACAAAATCACAAACTACTGGAAGACTCTTAATTAATTTATTGCCCGTTGATATAGAAGATAATACATCTAAAGTAGAAATTCCACCATTGAGTCCATTAACTACTGTACCTACTGCACCATCAAAGTATACTGCTTTTATATCAGCTAAAGCATTTGTAGTATAATACGAAAGGTGTCCTTTAACTGTATTCAATGCCCAATCAATTACTATATGACCATCGGCACTTGCAACACTTCCACCACCATCAACTGATCCAGGATCGTCACCTGCAACTTCAACTGCACCGGCATGTATACTCGATAAGTCTATTGTTATGTCAGTGAGATATGTAGAAGGAGGAACTACTAAATCAAATATATTTGTCCAATCTGCTTCTACTCCAAGAGTAGATGAGTAATTACTTAGAGTTGTTTCTGGCATAGTAGTTGAATCGATTGATCCATCTGACACGGCTCTTTCTTCAACATATCCTTTAATAATCTCAGTTTTAGCAAATGCAACATTAGTCTTAGTCTGACTGTAAGTTACTGAATCAACAGTGATACTATTAACAGGAAAGCCATCAATATCAAAAGCATAGTCGCCAGTAATGTTAGCGTTAGAAAGAACTTGTCTTAATGATATAACACCGAGATTGAAAGACTCTTTGTAAGGTACTTCTACGAAAGTTGCTATTCCACCATCATCATCCACATTAAAAGCTATGTAAGATTGAAGTTCTGTCCAACCTGTAGAAAGGAGTGCTTCAGTTTTCCATTTTTGAGCAGTAGGAGTTTCAGTATCATATCTACCAAAGTTACGTGCTATAATATTAATAGAAGTTATTGATTCTGCTTCTACTACTAGTCCTAATTCGGTATAATTTATATCTACAATATTGATATCATATTGATTTGTTACTGGTACTAGCTCAGTACGATCATCGCCAAAAGTATTTGATGATGATGCTATGTCAGAAATCTTACCTAAAACATTTTCCATTTGAACTACAGTACCTATCGTCTCAACTGGAGTGTTAGTGAAACATTCTGTATTAGAATCCCATGTTATAGTGTCTCCATGTGAGAGCGTAGTCAGACAAACATCAGTTAAGTCATCCATTGCACGTTCAATTGAAGCATCTATTTCATCGCTTAAAGTATCGATACAAAGATTGTTTGTAATATATTCCATGTCTAATCTAACACATGATTGTTCTAATGCTTTTATGCATCCAACAATACCGTCAGAAAAACTTGTACTAATGATTGTTGATATATATTCTAGAATAGCTGTATCGTTTTGATACAGCTTACTGATTCCTCTGTTTATAGTAGCAGGATCCGGAGTCTCGTTGATATTTACCGATGAACTGAGCCAAGTATTGGCTAGCGCTAATTCTTCAGCTGTTGAGCAATCGGTATCACACTCTAATTCATTGCCTACACAATTAGTTGCCATACAGTTAACCTTAAAAAGTTTATTTTATTTATTCTATTTATCTATAAGGTTAACAGTAAGCTTAAGTTATTCACCACTCCAGATAATCTTCCAAAGCTGAGTATGTGATGGAACTAATGTAGTAATAGATTCTCTTATAACAACTTCAACTCCTTTCTGAAATTCATCTCTCATAAATGGATCTGATATATTTTCATTGAGTCCGGAATCTTTAATCTTAATTGAAAAGATATTAGATTTATGATACTTTCTTGAAGTAGGTTTAGATCCTCTACTCATACCAGCAATGATTTCAACTTGTTCAAAGTTATAGAACAAATCAGCAGTGTTAGCAACAGATGAATCTAAAAGAATAGGTTGAGTTATGTTATCAATTGAAGCTTCAGTAGTTTCAAATTCTCCACTTAACTCTACATTCTCTGTAGTATATGAGATCCAAAGGAGTTCAGTTCCTGATCCAATCCTTTTATAATCACGGAATCTATTTAATGCAGCCGTAATAGTAAGATCTAACTCGTTAACATCTTCAGTTTTAATAACAGAAGAATCAACGTCATAATCTTCATTAAGATGGTTCTGTAATGATATCGAATCACCGAAGAGAGCTCTTTCACAATCATACAGATAATCTGCTGTACCAATTGGAAGTGATGTTAGATAATCACTATCAAGTTTCTGAAGAGTGTATGGCTTTACATCTTTCATAATATAACTACCAGCTTCGTATTCAGGAGATACTTCATCACTTGATAATAGATCTAAATTAATTGAAGATGTATTAGCTAAAGTGTCAGTATCATAATGAGCAATGCCATTATCATTTACAGTTTTAATCTTAAGATCATCACTGTTCCATGAACTACCACATCTTGGTGACACATCAGTTTTAATCATGAACACATGTTCACCACTACCACAAGGAGTCATATTAGCATACGTACCTTCAGGTCCATACACTTCATTGAATATAGTTTTACTTGGATCGTAGTGATAGTTTAAATTAGTATCTTCTACATTAAATATTTTAGTATTGATAATTGAATTGATGTCTATAATGTCACCATCTAAAACTGAAGTAGATAAAATACCTGTTCTACCAAATATTACGTTATCATTAATTACATCATCATCTAATTCTGATTGAGGAATCTGAAAGGCCCAGATAGTAGACAAATCATCATATAGATCTCCACCAGGTAGAGTTTCTACTGGAATCTTTCTTACATCTTCATAGCCTAATACACCCTTATAAAAGGATGCATCTTCATTATCACTATCACTTAAATTACTAACGCCTGTTTGAAAGTCTTCATAGAACCTGTTAGTGTTTGATCTAACATATTGTTCCAGGAATAATCTGTTTGATTCTTCTGCATCTATAATAGCGTTATATTCTGCTCTGTTTCTGAATATAAAGTTATTAATAGGATCACATAAGTAGGTACCTAACTCCGCTATGGTAACCGGTACGCAATAATCAGTTGTAGTTTCATAAGTGTTTAAACTCATAGACATATCATTCGGGTCAAATACATCATCGCCTTCATTGAACATGTCAATAAAGTAATCATAGCCTGTATTGTCAAGTAAATGAATTACTGAGTAAACGCTATCCTCGTATTTGATTGAATCTAATATGTTGATATTATCAGTTGTATCGATAATAAAAATATTCTTAGATCTCTTATCACATCTAGCACATTGAAATATTCTGTCGCTCATATTCTACCTTATGATATGTCTGTTACTGTTAAGTTAGAAGCTTCGATAGTATCATATCCTACTGTTCCGAATCCAACAAGTTCATATGCTTCTCCGTCTAGTTCTATTAAAGTCCCTAGGAAGTGAGTGCTATATTCATACTCAGATAAAACTGAGTTATCGTTATTTATATTTGTTTCCATTTACCAATATCCATGAGGGCAACTAGCTGATTTGAGTCGCGTTTTAAATTTTACATAGCATCCACAAGAAGAACAAGTCTCTTTGGATGAATTATACTTTCCACATACATTAGTCTTACAGAAATTTAATTTTTCCGTAGCTCTTTGTTGTGTTACTATTCTATCTTTTTTCTTCTTTGTTATAATGCTTAAAGCTTCTTTTGCTAATGCTGATGTTACTGACGCTGCTTTCTTTATTATAGTAGGTTCTACTACTTCAACATCTCCAGCATTCACGGTATTGATATCAACTATAGGAAGTTTAAATTTAGCAATAAGTTTATTAAGTTGAGCCTCTACCGATTTAACTTCAGCATCAGTAGGACCATCACTAAACTTATTAAGCAACAGCCAATCATGTATAGTCACGTTGGTTGTTACTGAAGTATACAATTTCAGTAGACTCCTTTCATTTAAAACTATCATGGAACTTTCCTATATTTGAATATTATAGTTCCGTCATCAATACCTTGAGCTTGAATGTTAGTTAGTACTACTGTTGCAGGTGTAGGACAGTTAACTGCAGGAATTACTCCACAATGTTTTCTCTGATCTATGCACTGCTGTTCATGAATTTTAGCAATCTCTGCTTGTCTATCAAGTATTTTAAAGCATATTAAAAATCCATCTGAGTTAAATGCATCTACTACAGTAACATCAATAAACACATCTACAGGAACTGTTGCATCTAAATAAGTAAATCTATGAGTAGGATATCCTACTTCAAAATTACCATCACCTGTTGAAAGATTTAACTTATCAAATATTCTAGAGTTAGAAGCTTCTCTGACAAGTTTAAACATGTTATTAGGATAGCATAGAGAGAAATCAGAAATGTCACAGAAAGGCATAGTTATATCCTGCAAAACAGGATTATAATCTTCATTCTCTAAGTGAATAAACAAGTTGCCTTGATTATCATGTACGATTGTCCAAACACCCATATCATCTATTCTAAATTTACTCATAGTAGAAGCGTTAGAAGAGTATTGTAACTTAACTTCTCCGGCGGAGCTTAAATATTGTTTAATACACCCCATTAGAAACCTCCGTAGATATTATTTTCATCATCATCTGGATCATCATTCGTAATAGTATTAATAGCTGTAACAGTATCTTCGTCCATTTCGTAGCCACCATAGATATCATCTGAATTAACTCCATCATGTTCATCTATAACTTCTGTCTCATAGTCAAGTTCGTTATCAGCAGCAGCTTCAGCAAATATGTTCTGTACTTCATTCAACGGAGTGTAAGGTTCTAACTGTTGACCGGTTGCAGTCACTTCTTCATGAGATGGATCTCTTCTCACTAAACTACACTTCCAAACATAAGTATCTAATAGAGGATTTAATCCGCCTGTAGTTTTATCGTTGTCTGTTACTTTTGTTATTTCGTATTCTTCATTGTTCTTACCCTCAAAAGTAGCTTCATTATCATGGCCTTCGTAATAAGCAAGTCTTATAATGTCTCCAATAACAGGAGCAACTTCCCATCTATTAGCAGTTCCTTCCATTACATTCTTCCAGTAAGTGAATGATTCAATGTAATCTATTTCTACAGTGAAAGTACCATTTCCGTCTATATCAACTGTTGAATTAATTACTCCAACTAAAGCTCCAAAATCAGCGAATTCATCATTGAATGTGGCATCGTCATTTCTAAATAGAGGAGACTTAATGTAAGGGTTATGTACTCTTATAAGTTTGGAAAGAATTCTTTCATTTACAAGGTCAGTCATTGAGTTTCCACTGAATGTAATAGTACCTTCTAAATCTCGGTCTCCTTTTAAATTGAAGCCTGCAAGATACTCACCTTCTACTACTAATCCTGATAGAATCGTGGAAGAGATACCATTTACAATAACAGTTCCATCTCTTCTGTCAATGTTTGTATCTAAAAGAACATCTACGCCAGTATCAAATGTAAATTGAGAGGGGACGCCTACATCATTTTTAAAGTTATCATAGAAGTCATCTATCATAATGTAGCCAGTAGATGATCCATCAGTTTCGAAACCGAAATGCGATAAGAACATATTATCTTGAGATTGCTCTATGTAAACTAGCATCGGCTTTGCTAATGAATATTTAGAAGTAGGATCTTCTCCATAAACTAAATTTGCTTTGTCTCTTAAAGCTTCATCAAAGAATCTGATATCTCGTTTGAGATACAAGGCTTCCTCTCCATGTGAATGAATTATTTCTCTGAAATAACCTCTCATGATCTCACGTTGAGGAGCCAAGTTTTCATTTCTCTGGTATCGTAATGATGTAATTGGCATAGTTTAAAAATTCGAATTTATTTTATTTAAACTATTTATCCATTTGAAACTCTAATAGCTGAGACCTACTATTCCAGAATCAACTTCATCCTTAATATCGAAGAAGCCATTGGCTAAAATCATATCTTCGTTGTATACGTATGTAGTAGTTTTAATGTCTACTGAATATCCAAAGCTATGTAGCATTGCTATATAAAGAGACTCTACATCACCGGGCCAATTTGATTGAGTGTACATATAAAAATCACGATCAGTTGTCATTGGACCTTCAGTATATTTTGCATAAGGAATTGCATCGAGTTTCGCTCCTTTATACACCCGGTAAGTTACGCCTAATTCGTTTGTGTCAGAATATTTATACCCATCTAACTCTTCATTTTCATCATCATATTGTGTTGAAATATCGAAGTTCAATCCTAAGTAATCACTTACTAAATCCAGGAGTTCTTCGATAGTATCACAATCGTGTTTAATTTCTTTGTCAGTATTGACAAACAGTTTATATGCATGTGCATATAAGTCATGTTCAACTATTCGAATGGCTGGTAAATCTTTAAGTTTAGAGATAATCGATTCAACTGGTTGATGGGTATATGTCATTGTTATTCCGCTTCTTTATAGAATTTTTTAGTAAGAAATGTTTTGAGGTCTTTAAGATCTGAGATCCAAAGCTCGCTTGCAGTTGTAGCTTTAAGTTCTTTGAGATATTCTTTCTTAGATACAATCTGTTCTTTAAGTTTGATCAGTTGCTCTCTAGTAATATCAAAGAACTGCATTCGAATCAATTTGTCAATTTCATTAAAACCCTCATCTTCTAGTTTCTTTATAAGTTGATCTTTCTTTAACTTGGTGAATTGTAAAGAATTCTTCAAGTACCATTTAATAAACTTCATTTTCTCACTTAGCGAATCAATCTGTGATTTTATTTCATCTAATTGAAAAGATCTTCTTGCTTCATATGCTGATGAGCGGATTTCTACGAAGTCTTCCATGATTTCTCTTACAGTATCGTAACATTTGAGGTGTTCACCTTTCCATAAATTTAGGTTCTCACTATCTTTAGATTCAAGTTTAAACTTCTTAAACAAAGCCTCTTCTGAAAGATTAGTAGTTGAACGTGGAACTTTAACAATAAATTTAAAACTTTCTTCATTAGAAAAATCACTGTACTCTTTAATAAAACCAGCATCTTCTAGTTTGTTTAGATGCTCTTTGTATTTAATTAATGATATACCTAACGGCAAACATGTAATCTCTATCGTAGTAGTGTTAGTGACCTTCATGACACCTTTGAAAATTACTCTGCTTGGAGATTCAGGATCTCTTGCAATTGAGCCTTTGAATCCGTGATAATGAGGTATCCATTTGTCTTTGATCTTTTTCTTTTTGCCTGTTAAGAATCCTACTAATTCGTTAATGATTTCTACTGGATCATAGTTAAGAATGTTTGTAGCATAGCCAGTACCAATACCCTTTGATCCATTTACTAAACATAAAGGAATGATTGGATAAAAATTAACTGGCTCAATCTTCTTACCTTCTTCCATTTGATAGTCAAGAATTTTGCTATCTTCTTTACGAAAGATGTATGGATATGCAGATGATTGTCTAGTAAAAATATATCTATGAGCAGCTGCTCCTTTTGGATTCAGAATATTACCGAACTGACCATCAGGATAAAATATGTTAATGTTATTTGAACCTGTAAATCCTTGAGCAAGTCCTACGATCGTATCAGCCAAACTAGTTTCACCGTGGTGATACTCAGTCATTGAACTAATAGATCCTGCAAGCGATGCAACCTTAACGGTCTTATCTGTATTTGCTAGAACTGATACTCCATAGACACACTTACGTTGTCCATTTTTTAATCCATCAATTACTGAGGGTATAGATCTAAATGTGTTGTAGGTAGAATATTCTTTGAATCCTTCATTGAATAAATCTTTGATATGAATTTCGTTGTTTTCCATGTAAGTGCGTTCCATGTTTAATTTACATTATTTATCTAATAAACAAACATATGATACATACAACACAAAAGGCCTAAATTAATAGACCTTTTATTTTTTAGTATACTAGCTAAGATGACTAATATCACCAGCTTTTGAGAAAGTAAACGATTCGAAATCATCTGACAGAGTGATCTTATTAAGGTCATCTGAAAGTTCAGCAGTTACTTTGTTTGTGCCGCTGTTTGAGTTAATAGACTTAACTATGCCTACAATAGCAGATCCGCTTGAGTCTTCTTTGATTACTCGAGTGCTTTCTTTAATTGGAAAAGCATCGCCTTTCTTGGCTTCATGGCCGCCATCTTTAAGATCTTGAATTTCAAATGCAGCTTCTTCTTTACCTTCTTTAGTTTTATCAAATGACATGTGAGGTTCGAATTCACCTTTCTTATCATGTTGAACCCAAATATAAATTTGTTCAGTTTCTTCTTTAAGTAAGCCTTCTTCTTTAAATGAGATAAACGTATCATTTGCGATTTCTTCTGCTGAAACGCTCTCGCCATTCTGTTCATACTCTTCACCATACTGGCTTACATTAAAATCATGTAATGCTATAGGCGAATTCTGAATCATAGAAACTAGCTGTTCTTCTGTAGTATTACCTAGTTCAGATTTAAGCTCTATATTTATTCGTTTAGTTGATTCTTCATCGAAAGCAGTTTGAAATTGTTCAAGATAGCTAAAAAAGTTTGAAGCTTCTTCTGTTGATTCTTTAAGTGTTTTTTTAGTTGACTCATACAACTTCATAAATTTTGACATAGTTAGTTCCTAAAGTTTGTTTATCTTATTTATCTAATATTGTATAGAAAGATAAATTCTTTGTATGCTTAACTAATACTAATTTATAGTTGATTGATACTAAACCTTTGGTGGTGTGACCTTTAGTTACAAAATGAGTTACTTCCTTGTTTCGTTTGTTAGTTATTTGAAGGTAACCTATGACAGAAAGCCTGTAAGATTCTCGATATGCTTTATTTTGTTTTAGTTTAGACTCTAAAACGTATTTCTTACAAAAGGTCCAATTTGAATTTCTATGATCTCCGTAAGATTCAAACGCACCAAAATGTGATACTACGCCTTCCATAGTTCGAAGATCATAGAAAGCATATCTATCTCTCCATCTTGATCGATTGTAAATAACTGATGCTACTAACATTCGCTCTTCTGATGAGCATGTTGGTCCTGCTTCTGAATAAATGATATCAGCTACAAGTTCACTTTGTCCAAACGCTTTATCAATGAATGGGAGGAGGAGAAAAACTAAAACAAATAATCTGATCATATAACAATTTCCTTTATTAAGTTAAGTCTAATATAACCCTTTAAAGGAAATTGTACAATCACTATTGTAACTAAATGTTAAGAAAGTCGCCAGACTCTTTCATCTTCACTGGAATATGATTCATAAACGCCGTACTTAATTTTAAAATCTCGCTCTGCTAATAATTGTTCAGCTGCATCTTCAGAATTAAGCGAAGCAGATCTCATTAATTTTAATACTTCAAGTGGTTTAAGAGGAGCATCTTCCAGGAATTCAATATTATGGAATGTATTACCAGCGTCATAATGACTTGAAGAGATTAAATATTTTATAATAGCTGAAGTAGTAGTATGAAAGTCCATGTCTTTAAATGGATACTTACTTATAATATATGTCTTATCAATTTTAAGTAGGTTTGATTTTTCGAAACTCGCGGTTGAGCCAGGTTTAGCTTTCGCTTTAAGATTTTTAAAATCTATTACTGTACCTGAAATATTAGCTACTTTATTAGCTTCATCAAGTTTAGCTGCACCAAGAATAATTGGCTGAGATGCAGATGAATCATAATAGTAGTAGTATTTAACTTTAGTGTCATCTTCAAGAAACTTTATACATTCTACGCAAGTATCTGATACTGAAATTGCATAAAATTTCAGTGAATCTACCTCATTGGATAATCCATAAACAGTAGTAGATCGCGATTGCTGAGCATGAGTATCACCGTCTTTAGGCTTAAATATTGAAGTACGTTTTGTTCTAAACCCGGGTTTGAATAATGTAGTATCAGTCTCTACTGTATGATTATCTCGTGTATACAGAGTTTTAAAACTATAATCGATAACGTTGATAGCATCAAGTGCATACGAGTAATTAATTACTAAAGTTGCGTTAGTTCTGCGGTTAAGCGACTCTACTTTAATAAGTTTAAAATCTTCTACCGTGTTCTGTCTAATATATGTCTTAGTAGTTATTCTTATTTTAGTATTGCCTATTCGTTTAATGCTACGAATTTCATACTTCATGTCACTAATGTCAGTGCGCTTGTCTGTAGTTTTATATTTGCTCATGATTTCTCCTGTATTAAGCTTTACTTATTATAATACAACAAAAAGATATGTACAACACAAAAGACCTAATTAATAGATCTTTTATATTTTATTTTATTTAAGCACTATGGAGTATAAACATAAGGGCGCTGAATTGAAGTTAAATTGCTCATTGAGAAATCATCATCATCTAGTATATTTGTTCTATCTGCTTCTGAAGCAAATTTTACAGCATATCTATAAGCAGTAACTGATGCTACTATTTCTAAAGCTTGGTTATATGTAAGTATATGTAATATGTTATCGTTATCATACCATGGTATAGTATCTTCTGTACTCATAAATGATCCTACCTTTATACCAAAGTCTGATTTGCTGGTTTCAGTGAAATCGAAAGTACCGACACTAGTTGTCACTAACATATCAGATTGCATAAACTTTTTAAGATGCTTGCGTCTCCTATTAGCTTTATGCTTAGTATCAAGAATAGTAGCAGCGGGATGAACACTTGCGTCGATTGCATGTTTCCATCCTATAATTTCATTACTGTTTAAAGTATCAATGTCACCTGTACAATATTTTGCATCTACATGCGGTTCCGTATCATGCAATATTGTTTTACCTGGGATGAATTGAATCACTTCTCCTGTATAGCTATCTACAACCAGTGTGTTTAACACGGCTTGACTTTGTGTTAGAAATTCTAATGCTTCGCTATGGTTACTCATGATGTATGTACTCCTGCATCTATTATTGCTTCTGCTATTACTCGGCTTAAATTGCATTCTTTAGTAAATGTATTTGAACTTCTATTAAGAATATTATATAGAGATGGTGTTCTATCTTCAGTACTAGTACAACCAGTAACTGCTAAGTTAGATGTGTTAACTGCTATAATGTCACAGAAAGGTTGTTCACCTGAATCATTAGTAAATACACTATCTCTTACTGTTACGAACGATGAGTCTAAATGAATTGCTGATGAATTCTCACCATTAATATTAAAAGTACAATCGCTGATTTCAACATGGCAATTTAAAATAGATATAGCCTCGTGAAATTCTATTGACTCTTCTGTCTTAAATTCTATATTATCTATTCTGACACTTGCACAATTGTGAATATGTAGACCACAATGTAAATGAGTAGCATCAAACTTAAGATGAACTTCTGGGCATTTTAAATCTTCTTCATCTAAGTTCGTATCATCAGTTTTACATCCTGTTATCTGAATAGGATAAGTAAAATTCTCAAATATTAGAACTTCATCTTCTTCATATAGACAATTTTTAAATTCGAATATAACACCAGCACTGTTACTTGTGTTTAATCTTAAAGCTCCATTAATATATGATTGCTTCTCTGCAGTGGACATATCTGGAGTGAATGTATATGTACATGCATTTAATCCAGAGCTTACCATCGAAGTTAGAACTGCACCAACAGTAGTCGATTTGACATGGTGCAGTTCGTTTAATAAATTTGTTTCGCGGGACATTTCCTTAGCCTCAATAAGTTATTTAATATATTTATCTAAATAACTGACATGCAACTACTTGCATGTATGAAATATTAATTTATTAATATTTACTAAATATCTCCTAACTCATCAGATGAATCATCCCAATCATCTAATCCTAGACTATCAGACTCTGCCTTTGATACCTTTTCTATTCCAAGATCTTGTTTAGTTGCATTGTTATTAACATAAGATGGACCACCTGTACCGTCAGTTAAACGTAAGGTTTCATAATCAATATTGAATTGTAATGACATTCCGCATCTACCACCGAGTCGATTCTTAAGAATTACCATGTTCATAAGCGCATCTTCTTTATCTAGATCATTTTGATAGAAAGCAAATATTGCATCTGCTGTATATGATATCGCAAGTGAATCTGCTATATTAGCAAGCGAAGGTTCATCAATATTATGTGAATCTCTGTTAAGCTGAGCTGCTGTCAAGATTGTACAATATTTATAAGTCATTGCTCTCATTTCTTTTGATACAGCATCCATTTTAGAATATGAATTAGCACCTTTAAGATCTTTAGAGTTTGGACCAAGCAATCCTAAATAATCTATAACAATTAAATCAGGCTCTCTATTATGAAGTCTAATTAAACTGTCTATGTAATTACTAATGTTGCCGCAATTAGTTGAATCTGGTGGAAATTCTTTAATACGTAGTAAGCCACCTTCTTTAATATTAGCAGCAGCTTGTCTTACAGCATCAGCATTACCTGTGATATTATCGATATCAATATTAGCTAACATAGAATCGATACGTTTAGCATAAATATCTGCACTCATTTCAAGTGATACGATAATTACGAACTTACCATCTCTCAAATAATTAGTAGCACTTTGAGCTAAAGCAATTGATTTACCAAGACCTGCTGATGCTGCAAATATAATAAGATTCTTGTCTTTATTATATCCACCTGCAGTTAACTTATCAAGTTCAGGCCAATAAGTACTAGTCTTATTATCAGGTTTAGCTAATTCAGCCAAGTGATCCTCAAGATCAAATACATAATCCATTCCCATGTCAGAATAGAAAGACATGTTTGTAATCTTTTCTAATCTTTCCATGTGAGCAAAATCTGATTTCTCATTCAGATCCGCTATACTATCAGTAATGACATTATAGTAGCCTACATTTTTCATATATGCTATTACTTGTTCATCAATAAACTCTCTATCATATCCACTAATATCATCATGTAATGCTGATTCAATTCTTAGTTGAGCTTGTATCTGATCTTTGAATTGCATATTACTTAATAGCTTAATAGTATCACCGGTAGGAAGTTCGTTCTTTTTGAGATAGAACTTATTAACTATCGTCTCCATCATAGTACCTAGAACTGGATCGTCAAATAATCCTGTTTCATAGTACTCAGCTACAAAGTTTGCGTACTTAACTTCAGTAGCAGCAAGTTTAAAAATTATTGGTTCGATGACTGAGCCATCTAATATTTCTTCTGACATTATTTGTTCCTTAATCGTATAGAGTAACTTACCATTTCTTGTGAGGAGTTTGCCCATCCACCTTCATTGTGTACGTTCTCTTTTATAAATATTCTATATAAGTCTAGTAAACATATATCGTTAACATTTATATACAGCATACGGCATTCTTCATATTTATAACCGGATAGTAATATCAGTCTTGTAAACTTCTCATCTTGTTGATAAAGAGTACCATGAAGAGCTGCAGCAAATTTACCAACGAAGCCTTGTTTAATACTTAATCTAAAAGCATCCATTATCTCATCAGGTATATCTAGATCATCTCTCCATTTAATATAGTTCTGAAGTTCATATACTATACCTCTGAGATGTATGTCCATTTCTGGGCTGTCTAGCGAGTCATGACTAAATCCTATCATGCATATAGCATCGAATACTTTTCTTCCAGTACTTCCGTAATATGTCTTGAGTTTAAAGTCTAGCTCATCGCTATAGAATTCTTTGTTGATTACATTCAGAATATACTTTATATTTGAAGCAGCATCTTTACCTTTGTGACGTGTGATAGAACCTGCTGCTTCATTCTTAAAAGTACCACCAAGTTTACCGCGAGGACCTTTAACTTCTACGAGTTCACCATCTAACATTAGATCGCCATGTGATGTAGAGTTTTTGAGGTTAGTAAGAATAGATAAGAACAGTTCTCCTTTACCCATAACTGGTGAGCCAGGAACAGTAATACTCATGAATGAATCAAAGAAATCTTCTAAGAAATAGTCTTTGTAGTATTCTTTAATGTCACTAAGTGGAATTGATACGAAACTACCAGAAGATTCTGATAAGTCTGGTAAAGTATACACCGGAAGTTTAGAAAATTCTAATATGTCTCCGGTAAAATAATCTACGAAGAGAGGTAGAATATATCTATCAATAACTTGAGCAGTAGGTTCAATATTATTATCAACTAAATTGCAGATAATAAATTGTCTAAACACATTCTGATAAAGATAGTTATTGATAGTTGTACTCAATACTTTCTCATCTACACTAGCATTTAGCTTAGCGATATCACGTATGTCAAATTCTTCTGCTGATCTTTCAACAATACTAATTGATCTTTTAGAATCTGAGCATCCTGCTTGATATGAATCATAAATTGTATTGAACGAAGTGGATGATAAATTACTTAGCATAATGATCTCACAGTATTGACATCACCTAGGTAAATATAATTATCTAAATGTTCTAATAAGAAGTTCTCATCTCTTCCGGAGTTAAGATCATATCTAATATCGAAGTATACATTTTTAATTCCAAATGCTACTATAGATTTTAGACATGTATCGCACGGTTCAAGTGTAGAGTAAATAGATATGTCTTCTGAATCAATTACATTTGATTTAGCTGCATGAACTATAGCATTAATCTCTGCATGAATTTCATATTTAGTAGAGAAAGCATGATGCTCAGCTCTACAAAAATCGGCAGGGTTATGCATATCACAGCAATTAACAGAACCTTTAGGAGTCCCATTATATCCCGTAGATACGATGCGATTGTCAGAGACAATAACTGCACCTACTTGTTTACTTACACAGTTTGATTTCTGTGCAAATATTTTAGCTACATCAATAAAAGATTGATGCCATTCTTTTTCTTTCTTTGTCATATCTGAGTTCTCTACCTTTAGTTAATTTGGTAGATAGAAAACTACATTTATGACTTTATAACATTAGGCAGATACTATTATAAGCTTTTTTTGAAGTTCAGTATTAGCTTGACGTAAACCTAGAATTTCATCTAAGTGTAACTCATTCATATCTTTATAATACTTTTCTCGTGCTTCCATTTGCATAATAGCTTCATGAAGATCTACTGCGTCATCCGATGACTGTTTACGAGCAGGTTCTTGGCGCTTCCACATATCCATCCAAGTCTCTCCTTCGCGTCTGTCATCTTCTATTTTCTTTGGGAAAACACATACAAGCATTCCTCTAATTCTAGAAGTTGTATCGTTTACTACTACGTGAGTTGTATCTTTATTTTGCATAAATAATCTCTATTTGTAATTTTTTAAAATTTCGCGATGTTCACCTAAAGCTTTAGCATACTTGTCATTAATGATATTACCATCAGCATCTAGATACTTCTTATATGTTAGATCACAACAAGGCATCATATGTAGCATTTGTAACGAACCGTCAGCAACATGACATTGGCATTCACATACCTCAGTAGTTTTAATTTCACATTCCATATTAATCTCTGTTTTATATTTGTATATAGTTACTATATACTCTACTAATAATATTTGTACAATCATAACACAATAAAAAAGAGTAGAAAAAATCTACTCTTAAATATCATCTATGTTAATGTTAAATTGATGTTAAACTGAACAAGCTCCAGATTCGCATCCTCCAGCATCATCTTCATCTGTTTTACCATCATTAAGATTGTTGTAATACATTGTCTTAATTCCATGAGTATAAGCATGCATAATATCATCTACTACTTCACTTAATTCAAGATCATCAGGTGAATCATACTTCATAATGTTACCAGGATTGATATAAGTATTAAGTGAAATTGCTTGACACCAATATTTCTGAATAACTGCAGCAATATTAATCATGCCTTTATTGCTATACATCTCCCATGCGTGAGTGTAAGGCAGCTTAGGTGACTCTACAACCTGCTTAATAATGCTCGATTTAGACTTCTTAATGGATACCAAGTTACGGATGGGTTCAATACCATTAGTGGCGTTCTGCACCACACTAGAGCTTTCTACAGGTGGTTGACATGATAAAACACTGTTACGCATTCCATGTTCGAGTATTTCAGCTCTTAACCATTCCCAATCAAGTGTTAATTCTCTCTTAACAAGATTATCTACATTCTTATGATACGTATCAATTGGTAGAATACCTTTGGCCCATTTTGTTTTATGAAACCATTCACATGGTCCACGTTCTTTTGCAAGTTGGACAGAAGCTTTAATAAGATAAAATTGGATATGTTCAGCCAACTCATCTACATATACTAATGCTTCTTTGTCTTCATATGATACTTTCTTCTTAGCTAAGTATGTAGCAAGATTAGTAATACCAACACCGATTGATCTACGTTTAAGCATCTTCTCGGCTGCCTTAACTGGATAAGCTTGATTGTCAATTACAAAGTCAAGAGATTCAACAGTATGCATTGCTAATTGCTCAATCTCTGATAGCTTCTTTATTCTTCCTACATTAATACATGATAGGACACAGAGACTAATCTCTGATCCTGATGTACCATCTTCGTTCGATCCAATTTCAAATTCAGCAAGTCTAGTTTCAGTACCTAATGCTTGCTCTCCTTCATCAAATGGATCAACGAATGTAAATGGTCTATTGTCGTTCATTAATAATCTCCTTTTAAATGATCTTGCAGAGTAATAAACATCGATTCATTGTCTTTAATATACTGATCAACTTTATCTTTATCTTTAGTATCATAAGAAATTCGTTTAGTAACTTTATTACCATCTTCAATTGAATCCAAAGGACGAGATACGAGAGTAACTTCTACACAGAGATTAGTCATATTAACCTTTTCAAGGAAAGGTGAGTGATCATTTACGTGGTCAATATTAAGAATGTATAGTCTGCCTGTTTCTAATCTTTCACGTGCAATAAAATTCATAAGTTCAACTGCACAAACTTCTTTACGAGGAATAGATTTATTTTTCTCATAAGCTACGTAAGCTTTATCCCATTTGTCATTATCACCCCAATGTGTAATAAGATCTGGGCAATCGATTGTACTGAATAGACTTATCTTTCCTTTTGCGAGGAAACGCTGATAAAAGAGTCTAGATAATTGAACGCAATAGTCTAAATTTCTTACTCTATTTTCATCAGTACCCCGATTGTTCTTGAGTACTAAAAGGTTTTCAATTTCAGGATTCCAGAAAGGATAGTTGACAGTAGCTGCACCTGTTCGAACTGCACCTTGTGAAACTGAGTGAACTGTACCTTCAATTGATTTGAGGAATGGAATTAGACCAGTATGCTTTGCTTCACCTTTTCTAATTTCAGATCCGTAAGATCTAATCTTTGAAACATTGAGACCGATACCTGCACGATTTGCTACGTATTTAAGAATAGCACTGTTAGACGAGTTAATTGAATTTAGAGAGTCACCACAGTCAATAAGGGTACAACTGCTATATTGTCTTGTAGGAGCGCGGACACCCGCCATAATTGGAGTAGGTAGAGAGATTTTAAATGATGATACATCTTTATAGTATTTCCTTATTTTATTGAATCTTAGTTTAGGGTCTACATCTCTATATAAAGTCATTGCTATCATGATATACATATATTGAGGAGTCTCATATATAACATCAGTTGCACGATTTCTTACGAGATACTTATCGTAACATTGCTTTAAGCCAGCATAGTCGAACGTGTAATCATTTGAGTGCTTGATAATATCATTGATCTGATCTAGATCTTCTTCGTCATAGAAGTCAAGAATTAAACTATCGTATGTATTATTTGCTATATTGTCTTTAATAACATCTTCAAGATGTGGCATGTCTTCATCTGAGCTAATGCCAAAGATTTTCTTTCTAATGTAATAATTAAGTAGGCGCCCAGCTACAAATTTATAGTTCGGAACCTGTGCTGAAATCAAGTTCACTGCACTTTTAATTAAAGTCAAATGAATGTCATCTGTGCTGACACCGTCAGTAAGAGAAATCTTAGAGTTCATTTCAATCTCTGATACTAGGCAATCTTTGTAACCTTTGATTGACCATGTTAATATTGAGTGAATCTTATCAATATCTAAAGGCTCTCTTGTACTATCTCGTTTGACTACGTTTATCGGGTTGTTTACCATTTTACACCTTGTTAATTGGGTTAGTAAGTTATTTATTAATTTTCATCGATTTAATTAAATAAGAAACATTCTTCTTTATGGATAAATACAATATATAAAAAATAATAATTAACTTTTTGGAGATTAAAATATATGAGCAATCCTGAATTCAGCAAGTTCTATAACAGCGTATCACAACATAGCGCGCTAACATCAAACCGATGGAAGATTGACTTTACCGGTCTCCCTTCTGGAATTAACGAAGGCCTTAGGGCATCTAAAGATTCTGATCTTGGCACTACACTTACTATCTGGGCTCGAGGAACTGAACTTCCTAACATGACTCAAGAAACTGCAACGTTTGCATACCAAGGTCAAGAAATGACTATGCCAACAATTGCTAAACTAAGTAATACTACTTCACTTACTTTCTATGCTCGAGCAGATCTCACTGATTATGTTGCATTCGAAGAATGGATCACTCTTATGTCTAATATCGATTTTGATAACAGAGAAGATTTCGGTTCTACTGGTGTTGCTGGTGGTGGAGATAAATTGCTTTGGAAAAATACTAACATGTCAATTGACGTAATGAATCCTGATATGAAGGAATCTGAAAAGTCTTACATCTTACGTGGTATTTTCCCAACTACAATGTCTAAGATTTCATTCACTAATGATAGCCCAGGACTCAGTGAATATACTGTTGACTTCGCTTATCAGTACTGGTATAAAGAATAGTAGATTCTAAATATGTCTAGGCCAAGCTACTCTCAATTTTATGCATCAATGACGAAAGGTGGTGGAGATACTCCACTATCAAGTAATCTTTGGTCTATTGAGATGCAACCTGAACAATCAGTATCTCTGCCTCTATTTGTAACTTCAGATAGAGGTAGTAACCCTTACGACATTGGTAACATAACTGATGAAAGAGGGATTCTGAATTTCTTGGTTCAACAAGTAACTATACCAGCATTTTCTGGTGCTAATACTGCGGCGCATGAAACTGAAGGTGGTACTGCTGCATTCAATGAATTTGGAATATTTAAAACTGACTCTAACGAGTTAACATTGTCAATACTACAGACAGAATCAGGTATGTTTGAGAATTTCTTCATACCTTGGATGGAAGAAGTAAATGCTTCCGAATGGAGATATGCTAGTTATCCTTACACAAAATACAGTATCACTATTACTCAATATAGAAATGATGGTAAAACTGTAGCATATCGATACCGTTACAGAGGAGCATATCCTAAGAATGTACAGACATTCAACTTTAGCCAAAGAGCAGATAACGAGTTAACTCGTGGAGTTACTATGATGTTCTCTGTTTGTGAAGTTATAACTAACTTAAAGTTAGATGGTACAGCTGATGGAGCCGATGCGAGAAATCCTAGTTTTGATTCACCAGTCAACTTTGGAAACATATCAGATTTATCTAGTGCAGCATCAGCATTTGTATAATGTTAACAGATCATCTGATAGGCAATCTATTATCTAATTCGCAAAACGGATTCATTGAGGTAATAGATAAAGTCGCAAAGCCTTTAACACTCAATAACATAAAATCAGTAGCTAAATCAATACTCAACTTTGATCTACTTAAGAACGGTGATATTCATTCTGTTCTTGATACTCAACTGTTTGACTTTGATTCTAACTCGATGCCTAGATCTAAATTATTCAAATATTGGTTAGCATATATCGATAAGAATAAGATTGGTGGCTGTGTTAAAACTTATATGTGTACTCACTGTAAGCAAGGTCCAGTAAATTTTAGATCAAGCGATATTATTATACATGATATTGAGCCTATAGATGTAAGCAATAAAGAAGGTTCTATTGTTATAACTTTTAATGAAGCTACTAATGATAGAAGACTTGAACTTGATAAGCTATTAGGTAATGAAATAGTAGACTACTATTCAACTATACATGGATTCATATCAGAAATTAAGATAGCAGGTGAAACTGTTGATATATCTGGAAAGAGTCTTGAAGATCTATGCGAATTCTTGGATCTTACTAACATATCAATTCCGTTTAAACAGCGAGTAGAAATAATAGACAAGCTTATAGCAAATGATGTTCCTTCTATTCAATCTTCTTTATGCATATTCTGTAATAGAAGTTCTGAATTTAATATTTCTATGGAAGAGATTGAATCAACTATATTAGATTTCTTTGTTAATGAATATAAAGAAATAATTGATTCAGAAATATTCTTAACTCGATCAGCAAACATTCAAAATATATCTCACTTTGCTGAGAGTTCTTATCTAGATTTTACTCTTATGAATCGTACAGTAATGAGTCAAATGGAAGAAGAACTTAAAGCGGAAGATGAATAAATATATCAAATATTAAATAATTAATAAACGGAATATAGAATGTTACTAGCCGTATTAACTTTGTCTGCACAGCAAATACTTATATGCATTGGTGTAATATCAGTTTGCTTAATCACATTAACCGTAGCATTATGCAATGTATTTGTCGAAGGTATTAGAAATAGAGATAGAATCTTTAGGATTCATAAAGATATTCAAACCTTCAGAATAATACTTAATGCTATATCAGATCATATAGAAAGTTCAATTCAATCTGATGATGATATAGTAGATGATATAAGTTCTCTTAGCACCGCAGTAGATGCTATCAATGCAAAGATATCTGATTTAGAATCTCAGTTAGAACTCTAATATCTAGTGTTACCAGTAATTGAAGCAAGAGACTTTTCAGTTACAACAATAAATTTACCCTTATTTCGCTGAGCAAAATCAGCTGCAGCTTTCCACTTAGCTTGGTTAGTTGCATAAGCGAGGCATTCTGCCATGTAAGTGGAAGGTTTCTTTCTTTTAGTATTTTTTGGTGGGAGACATTGAGAGTAAGGTTTAATCTCTACGTAGTATTTAACTCTCTTCTTTGACTTAGGGTCTTGAATGACCATGTAAAAGTCCACAATATATCTGCGCTTCTTCATTTTAGATGAAGGGTCATAATACGGTACTACATTTGTTTCAGATCCCCATTGGACACATGCTTTCAAACGGTCAAGAAGTATAGCAAATCTAAGTTCCAAAGATGATCTCAATATAATAGGAATTTTTCCCTTATACTTATCTACATTCTTCGGGCTAAATACTTGGGGCTCTGGGCCATACTTCTTTCCCATTATAATTAACCTAGTTTGTAGACGTATTCAATACCCCAATGAGCAAGATACTCAGAGGTAGTTTCGTCTTCTGTATCATCTTCAGTAATGAAGTAAAAAGTGTCTGGATATTTGTCGGATCGAGTAAATGTAAATCCTCTGTCGCATATGAATTTATTTATACTCGAGTCTTCTAATGCTACAGATAGTTTAATTTGATTTTTTTCCATGGTTAATCCTTTATAAGTTTACGTTTGTTTATTTATTAAAAAGAAACAAATTTTGTATCACAAACCTAGTCCGAAGGTAAGTTTTTTTAATAAACTTTTGTTCTTCTAGTATTTCCTTGGGATATATTGATCCAGACTCTTCTTTGGAGCATTTAAGCTCCGCTGATAGTAAAGTCTTAACATCAGTTTGCATGCCATCAAGATCTTCTATCTTAATATTACGATGTGTTTTAAGTTTATGTTTTTCCATGATATTAAGAGTAAACTAAGCCACTTAAAGGAGCAGTTGCTACTTGATCGAAAGCTCCGGTACCAGCCCACTTAATAGTAGTTGTATTAAACGATCCACCTGGAGTAGTGATGATTTGTTTTACTCTCCATAAAGCTGAACCTCTTGCGGTTCCGGGAGCAGCTTCTGCTACGTAGGTATCACCTGAAGTTGTTTCTTCGATAACTGATGAATACGTATTCTCTTCGGTCATTACAGTGTCAGGTATAGTTACTACAGTTGTTCCGGCAGGATTAACTACATATACTAACTGAGCATATCTGCGATCTTCTGCGGTATCAACGTTATAGCGATCGAGGTTTGTTGCCTCTTCTGCTGGTAGAATATCAGATGCGATAATAGCATTATCTACTTCCATCCACGACTTTCTATCTGCGAAACCTGAGTTTAAGGCTGAGTTATAAGCCATAATAAGAGTCCTTGTTTAAAATATTATATTTTATTTTATTTATCTTATTATGGCAGTAGTAACTGTAACTACAGTTTAGACATATCGAAGGTAAGAATTCTGTTATAAGCTAAAAATACTTCATAAGCCATTTCAACATCATATCTTGCATCGTGTAAAGAGTCTTCATCTACTTCTACACCTAGACATTCAGCTACCGTTCCAAGCTTTTGATTCTTACCAAAATCAATTGCTCCACTGATATAAGCTAGATTTGAAATAGTTCCTAGTTCAATTTGATGATAATCAAAATACTTCTTTACTGCGATCTTCTGATATTTATGATTAGTATGTTTAAACTGATGGAACAATCTAGCGAGAACATCTAAATCGAATTGAATGTTTTGTCCCATTGGAATGAGTTTATCTTGGCCGCCATTTGTTTGTTCTTCAAGGAAATCAATGATCTCATTGAATGCTACCTCAGACGTTTTAAGTGTACCAGATTCAACTAGTTTAACGAGGTCAGTATTATCCTTAACCCATTGTGACAGTTCTTTCATGTCACTTGCAGGCGGTTCAAAGTAAATGTTATAATCGATGTTCTCATTTTCGAAATCAATTATCTTACAGGCGAATTGCCATGGCATACAAGTTGTGTGTAGTCCGGTGGTTTCTGTATCAAAGGCCGCGATCTTCATATTATATATCCTTTTTAGTTTAGACATATAAAACAAAAAAGAGTAGAAAATTAATTCTACTCTTTAAAAATAATGATTTTATTATTTAGAAACCAAATGCGGGCGGAGATGGATTCTGAAGTTTAGGTACTCGTGGATTTGCAATCTTATACATTTCCATTTTAGCTAAAGTCTTTACAATCTCATTGCATATAGATCTTAATTGTCCACTGCCCGTCTGTGAAGCCATGATAGTGAATAAAACACGAAGATCATAAATGGTTGGTTTACTTGAAGATTCAATAAGTAAAGTGTGATCAACATTCTCAAGAACAATACGTCTTGAGCATGATCGCTTATTAAATTCAAGTATCAACTCATTAAGATCAGAGTTTAAACTTGCATTAATTCTTTCAGCGTTGTCCACTGTTTACACCAAAAGGTAATCGTGTGAAGAGAGACGTGAGTTAAACTCTACTTGAGATTCATCTACAGTAGATTCATATGCATCTCTAAGAACTGATGATACTAAAGATTTACCTTCAGCTTCAAACTTCTGAATTGAAGCAACTACAGACTCAGCGAGAGTAGTATGTGAATCAATATTAGTCATATTGAATGTGAGCTTATCAAGAATAAAGATTGCTTCTTCTTCAGTTGAAAGTGATGCAGACTCAGTAAGTACAAGACCTGCTTCAATTTCTTTTGATCTATCAGCAACAGAATTTTTAAATTCCGCAAAGATATTTTTGAAAGTAGGAAGTGCAGCTTGAACAGATTCAGATAGCAATTGTTTATGCTCATCAGTATTAATTGATTCAGCTAGCATAGTAGATTTACCAGTGATCATACCACTTGCAATTTCGAAAGCTTCAGCTAGGCATTCTTTTTCATGTTGTTCTTTAAAGCTAGGTAGTACTGATTCGAACAGAGCAAACAGAGCTGCAGTAGCATCTGTCAAAGATTTAGATTCTGCCAATGTAGAATTAGCAATGCTGGATTTTTCTTGCAATAGTGATTTGCTTGCAATAGTTTCACGTGATTTAGCGTATGCTGCTTGTACAGCTTGGAAATCTTCGTCGAGGTCCAATGAGCTCATTCCAGCTTTACGACCGTTGTATTTTTCTAACAATGTTTGTTTCATATTCAAGTCTCCGAATATTATGATAATAATTTAATTTATATTATTTATCTCTAATGCTCAGATGTCTCGCTTAAACTTTAAAGCAAGTGCTGCTTGCTGTACCGTGACTACTCTAGACATTAGAAATTTCTTCTTTGTCATTACTTTTGGATCTTTAGTGTACTCTACTAGTTCATTCACATCCTTAAAATTTTCAAGCTTCTTAGGCCAAAGAAACATAAGTTGCTTAGGATCTTTACGTAAAAGTTTAAATACTAACTTAGTTGAAGCCTCATCTTTCCAAGGATTGTCAAAGAATAGTACACTCTTATAATTAAAGAAAGTATTTCTGATAGTATCCCATTGAGCATTATTAGGAATGATACTTCCAACAGCAATAGAGTTAGGAACAAATATAGAATCAAATACACCTTCATGAATAAATACATAAGGAATATCAGGATCGAATTCCTTTTCTATTCCGTATACAATTTTCTCAGCATTACTTTTGAATTTGTATTTAGGACCTTTGTCTCCTAATAGTATAGATCTTGATTGATAAGTCTTAACTTCACTAGCATACATCCAAGGTATTATGAGTCGTCTTTCTTTTGTGCAGTAGTAATACTTTTGGTTGTCAATACCGAAGGGCGCATCAAGTATAAATCTAGAGCTTAGACAGTTAACTGCATTAATATTTTTAGTGTAGTCATTCCAAGTCGGAGGGAAGTCAATTTTATCGATCTTAATTTCTTCGAGCTTTGGTTTCTCTTCTCGTTCTACTATATGATTGACATCGCTATCACTATTAGCATATAACATTACTAGCTTATAAGCTTCTTTTACTTCGATGTTTTTCATTTTAGCTAATAGGCTTATACCTTTTGCTGTGCAACCTTCGTTGAAACAACTATAGCTAATGGGATTATTGTTTAGATAAAACCAGCCTCGAGTTTTATTAAGATCTTTAGCAGAATCGCCACAGATGAAACATTTACAATTGATTCTAGTACCCACGTTTTTCTTACGTCCAGGTACATCCATGTAAATTGAGTCACGTATCAGATCATCTATAAAAAGTGACAGGTCTTCTATTGATTTCATTTAGGTCCATGTTTCTTATGTAGTTTTAAGTAGAGTTCCATTTCTTCTTTATCAGCGTTAGCTTTCTTATCTTTAGATAAAACAAACTTATCGTATTTATTACTCAAAGAACTTACCATTCTCTTAATAGTTTTTTCTCTACTATCTTTGGTTTTAAATCTATAGTAAGCAGTGAACTCTATTTCAGGTTCGTATTCGCCATTATTATACTCGCTACATGTAACTACTAACTTACTTCCATAAGACTCTGGATATCTAGTTTCCATATCAGATTTTACTAGTGTTTCGCATTGACTTTTGATATCGTCAGCTGCAGCTATTAGTCTTTCTTTAAATACATCAAATGGAAGTTCACGGTCACCTAGTTCTTCGTCGACATATTTCCGTGTTACTCTACGCTCTTCAACATTCAAAGTAGATGTCATATTATTGCAAATAGTATGTTTGATATCAGCGCATATAGTATTAGATTCACCGGATCTAACAGTACGATTGTATTCTATATCGAAATGATCTAACACCCAATTCTCAGTAACTTTGAAATCTTCAGGAATATCAATCTTATGAAAAGAAAATCCTTTATATGAGTATGTATCCATTAGTTGACCCTCACTTTACCTTTAGGAAAGAAGTGCATCTTAGATTCATCCCAATGTTGTTCAGGATATTCCATGCAAAACTTAGTACCGAAGAGTTTGAAAGCAATGGATCTACCTTCTTGAGCTGAGTTGGACGTAATTACTGCTACTGTGTCATTATCCAGCTCGACTCCGTTAACTTCATGTTTATGATCAAATCCAAATGTTACGTATGTGTCCATGATATTCCCTTTATTTATATAAAGCTTTGGTTAAGTATTCAGTTTCTGAGATGACTTTGTCTTCGTACATAATTATTCTTTCAAAGTCCCATGTTTTTCCAGTGGGCCAGTTATGATTGCCTATGAGAATTTCTACTCTTATTTTATGTCCAGCTGCTGACTTAGGTAAGAGCTTAGTTATTTTGTAAGTAAACCCTTTATTTAACGGAGGTGGATCTGAAGTTTCAGGAGTTTCTCTGATTTGTCCAATTAATAACTTAGACATTGTCTTCTTTGTCGAAATGTTCATCTGCAAATTTATTAAGAGATTCTCTGAGATTATCAGGTGCAGTGTTAATAAGAATGTTAATAGCTTGTGACCAAGCAACTCTTTTACCGTTAGCAAACGCATTATCAATCTTACCATTCGATGCTTTGTAACGATCAGTATATTTCAATATTATTTGTTTGATATAGTCTTCCATGATACAGTCCTTTTTTTAATTGATAGTATAAGATACTACACTAAAAACAATCGTACACCTCTAAATGGAATTATTTTTTATCTGATAATGTTATTGGAATGTATGGACAGTAAACTATCGATTTGTCATAAGGAGTCTTACCTGCGTAATACGTTAAGTTTAACTCATCCCTAGATGAATCTCCATAAAGAGAATGAACTTCAAATACCATTTTATTAAGTGGAGTTATTGAATCTTCTCTGCAATGAATTAGATAGTCAGGATACCAAATATCTATATGAGCTGCTTCTTGTTTGTTTAACTCCCATAGGTGACTCCACTCGAAATGACCAGGATTCCACCAATCTTCAAATGTCATAGAATCTTTATATTTTTGTACGTCTTGATGATTGTTAATAATAGTCTGACCTGGTGTAGACATTATCAAATCACATGCATAAGCTTTAGCAGAGTTTTTGTTATATGTATATGACCATTCTACACTCATTAAAGATCTCCGTACATAGCTTCTACTCCAAATTCATATTTAGATTTAACATATTCATTTACATTACGTTGATGAATTTCATATGATTCATACCACGTATCAATGCAACTGTTATAATGCTTGTTTAATAATTCAAAATACTTAGTAGTAGTATCATCTGATGATACGAACCAATCTTTTAAAGTAATGCCAGCTGCTTCATATAGACTATCGAGTTCTTTCATACTAGGAGGCGAGGTACTGGGTATAAGAGAACTGCAACTGCTACTATTCCAATATTTCATTTTCATTCGAGCAATATAACGTTCAAACAAAAATAGACCGAACTGAGGGTCTGTCATTTGACCTGATGATGTAGACATTAAATACTCCTAAGTTAAAATATTAAAATATAGATTAGTAGATTCTAATCCATATTCAATTTTTGTACACCTATTCTTCTAAATATTTAATACATTTATTAATAATTCCAACAGGATCATTTGCATACTCGTTTTCCCATACTACTAAAACTTCATATCCTTGCGATTTAATTTCATCTAATCTTATTTTATCCTTAACCCAAATTTCAGATGACGTCATACCATGAGCACCTATAGAATCTGGTGTATATCTAGCAACGGAAGGGTTTGCATGCCAAAAGTCTCCGTTGAATTCGATTACTTTCTTTGTAGATGGGTTGTAAAAATCAACAAAATAGTTTCTACCAGTAGTTGAATTAACTATTTTGAATTCGTTATCTTTATACATAGATTCATCTGATTTAATTTTTTCAAATAAACCCATCGATACTTTACTATAGCTACTACCATATTTACTATGCTTACTAGTAGATTCAATCCAGTTTTTTGTTTTGTTTTCATTTAGTTCTGAATATTTTTCAATGCCCTTTGTATCACCGTACTTTGCTTGGAAATACTCGAGTGAATTACCAGCGTATGCTTGGAGTTTCTGGTATTCTTTGTACTTCCGTGTTCCTTTAGTTTTGCCATGGCGTTTTATGAATGATGATAAAGACGCTGTGTCAAATTTAGCATTCCGAATGTCATTATAATCTGACTCGGATATATCATAAACCAAATGTAGATTGTCTACTAGTATATTAGGTGGAGGTACTTGCTTCTTCTTGGCGTATTTACATTTAGATTTTTTAAAGAAACAATTCCAACAAGTATGCCTATATAGTTCTAATCCTTCCGTGAATTTCTTTGGTTCTAAGACTCCGTTGTTCCATTTCTTTTCCCAGTGGGTCCAGCCGTTAAATACAATTTCATTAGGTATAATGTCCCGTTTGGGATTTTTCCTCGTACCACCAGGAACTATCTTACTTCGATTACATCTAATTTTATGTGTGGAATCTAAGTCTAATATACTATTTTCACATGATCTACATTTATATCTGGATATATTAATATTGCATGCATTAATATATATCTGAAATTCTTCGTTCGGGATAAAGCTGTTAAATAAATTATTCATTTATGGATACTACCTCTGTTATTTAGTATTAGTATTTATCCATATACAGAGGTAGTATCGCTATATTCAGTCTATTAGATATGCTTCGAATAGATCATCGATACGCATAGTTTCCTTTACTGCACTACTAGAATCGATCGTATGTCTAAGTGTTTGGATACGAGTATCTTGTGACACGGAATCCGTATCTCCGTACACTATTCGATCCGTCTGTTCTAACGGATCTGCTACTACACTCGGAGCATTTTTATACTTATGTCTGATATACTTATTAATGAATCCATCCGCGCACTGAATAATGTATTGACCTGATGTTGTAATAGCTTCTGCATTTTCAATATCGTATAACTGGAAGAATGCACTACCAATAACACCGTATGCAGTATTAATAACAATCTTAATTGCATGCTGAGTAGATTCTAGGATATCAATCAATGCTGATAGAGTAGTCATTTCAGATTTAATCTCTTTCTTACGTTGATTAGTAGTACCATCTTCATCAAGTTCATTCTGTAATCTCATCACAGAATCTTTATGTTCTTTCTGTGTGGCACGTGTAGATGTACGCAAAGCATATAATCTTGCACACCATTTAGGAAGAATTCCATGAAGCTCTTCATGTTGGACATAATAAACTCCGTTAGCAGCTTTAATATATCTACGTTCAAATGCTTCAAATTCTTTAGCAGTAAAGTATTCCATGTTACCAGTTTCGTATCTGAATACTATTTCATTAGGATCATCGTCATCAATAACTCTACCAACCTTAGTTTCAGGTGATATGTTAAGAGTTCGAATAATGGATGGGTATAGTGAGTTCAAGTCGTACGAAGCAATGCCATCTAGATACAATCCAGCCTGAGCATTTTTAACATAGCCACCAGCATAATCATCTGCATTACTATTAAGAGATTCTGGTGTAGATGATAAGAGTAATCGTCCTTCAGATCGAGCTTGAACAGTAAGAGCACCGTAAATATATGGAGCTGATTTATAAATACATGAGTATTCTACTAAACCAATATTACAAAGAGTTCGAGCAAGGTTGATATAGTTCAGAACTAAGTCTAATTGATATACTCTCTCCACATCGATTCTATTGTATTCGATATAGTTTGCCATGTCTCTACGCCAGAATTCATGAATAGTACAATCATATTCTAATTTACCAGCACCTAAGTGAGTGAATGCAATTGTGTCAAGCTTATAGTTGGTACGTTTTTCCATGATATTAAACTTCTTCTTGTAGAGGAAGCAATAATCCATCACAGTGATACCTTCAAATGTAAATTCAGTAACTGTCTTTTGATTAATAATATCAAATACTTCACGGCCATTTATCTTGCCAATTGGAGATAATCTTTCTAAAGTTCTTTGATCAAAGAGATTAATGACTCTGTTGCAAATGTATGGTACATCGAAGCCATCTACATTCCATCCAGATATAATGTCAGGGTAATTGTTTTCAGTAAACTGTATATACTCCTTAAAGAGAGTCTTTTCATCTCTACAGTCATGATATACTGTCTTATACTTTACACCACCTGAAATTTCCCATTCACCAGTTTTTCTATTCTCTTTAAATTTAGTAAATGTTTCATGATATTTCTCACCTTTTGGTACTAAATCTACTTGATCTTTATGATGCTTAGGATCTAAAGTATAGAAGACATGATACTCTTGAAGGTATGTATCAAATATCGATATGATATTAACCGGTTGTTCTGCTACATCAGATTCTGGAAAGCCTTCACCGGTTGTAGCAATCTCAATATCCAGAAACCATTTGCGGAATTGGAACTTAGTAAAATCAGTTGTCTCTTGCTGACCTTCATATTTATTTACTAAGAATTCTCGTACAGGTGTAAGATCATTAAAGATTCGTTTACTTTCTCTGTTGGATTTACGCCAAACAGATTTCTCTATTATTGAATTGAATGTAAGTTGTCTAAGTTTAGTGCCATACATGCTCGTATGTTCACCTGTGTTAGATTCGTAATATAGTTCTGAATCATGGTCATGGATTTCAGTAATAGGATTTCCTTCTTCATCCCATGTATCGAGTCTAATTTTACCTTCTCTGAATTTGTCTAACGAATACGTAATATTTCTGTACATATATTTATGTCCTTTGCTTGTTACTTGCTAGTAAACAATAAAGACTTAAAATTTAAATAATGTATGTTAGTTAGTACTGATTTCTGAGAAATATAAGCTATGTTGTTATGTTCTAACAACTTACATAAAAAATTCAATCGTTTTGTATTGTCTTTCATGCCTATACGCCTAACTTTTATGTTATCTGGCTTCTGTTCATGAGTTAAATTCTTACCTGAATACAATCCTTTTCCTAAAGTAATGATAGGAATTCCAGTAGTCATTGCTTCCAGTATTGAAGTTGAGTTTACACTTATAAGTTTGGAACATTTTGATAGCCTAACATTAAGTTTAGAATTGCAATCATCCAAAGTCCAGTTATCTGGAAAGTCCATAATTTTTAGAAACTTCTTAAGCTTCTCATAAAAGTTATCTTTGTACATTGGATGAGGTCTTAATATTAATTCTTGATCAGAAGGAATAGATCTAGTTAAGTTAATTAAAAGTTGAACCATTTTGTCATTGCTGTCTGTAAGTTTAATGTCAAATGCATCTATAAAAGGAAAGTCATCTGTATTCTGGAATGCGAATAGTATAGGACCATTTTTATCATATTTCTGGAAATTTAAATCGTTAATACCTAAGTAGTTTCTGCATACATACCCGATAACTTTTCTAAGATACTTGAATTTGCTAGGAGATTTATCATAAGCGTTGTCGGTATTCTCTTTATATATGCTACTATGGTTGCCCCACCCTTTACTATCAATATACATACTATATACTTGTGAAGGTGATCCATTTTCTAAGTACAGGATATTCTTTCCGGTATTCTGTAATCTACTACCACATCCCCATGTTATGATATTATCGAAGCTTTTAACAAGCATCATATAATTATATTCATCTGGATATGTGTAATGAACCTCGCATTCTGGTGCAAGATCGCTAGATATTATAGCAAACATTTCGTCAGTTACTGTCTTTCCTACGAACAGTACCGGAATTTTGTCGGCCATTTATTTTAATAGGAGAAGTTTTATATCTGTAGTGTCCAAGTAATCATCAGTCTCTTCTGCATCAAATGTATGATCATATAAGTCAGTAGCAATAACTCCAACTTGACCATTGATGTCATCTGAATATGATAGAATAACCATCGGCACATCGAATATAACATCATCTTCTCCAAGTGAAGATGAATCAGCAGACATCGAGTATCCTATTTCAGGGTTGAACTTCCATCTGCTAGTTACGATAATGTGATCATACTTACTATACAAAGTATCTGAGCTAATTGGATTATCAGTTACTTCAGAATCTAAAGCACGAATGTTATAAATCTTATCGAATCTATCAAGCATATATTCAGAAGATTCGATTGCCCTTTTAGCTGTGGTTCCATTAGTGCCATACAATGCATAGAAGTGACGGATATGATCGATAGCTTTAGTGAGAGGTATAGTTATAATGTTAACGTAATTGTCATGCGTCACTGACTCTGTGATTTCTTCCATTTCAGGTATATCAGTATTTTCAGGATCTTCAAGATCTTCTACGTCAATATCTTCATCATCTTCAAGTGATACAGGATCCATGACAATAAACTTTGAGTTGTTGAGAGAGATATCGAAACCTGATAACATATCATGAGGATTACTAGATGGGACACTTGATCCATTAATTAAGTTAGTAATTGTATTATCTTTAGAACTATATCGAAGTACAGGTGCCATTACACTAAGTGATGTACTACTGTTAGCTTTATTGTGATGTACGAGAGCTGCTTTGTCATCCACCATTTCAACATACATGATGTCTATTGCAAGTACGTCTTTATCTTTTACGTTATCTAAAGTTTTAAATTCAGTTCCTGTATAAGATTTCCAAGATTTAAAGTCATCATCATAAGCAATGATGATAGGTTCAACTTCACCTATTAGTCTTCTAGCAGTATCCGAAATAGGATTGCCTTCTGACATGTAATCGAGTGTAGTGTATAAGTTTGTTAATGATTCTAGTGAATCATCCAATGCTAGAATGCTCATGCACAAAGTTCCAAAGTAATATTATTTTATAATCTATTTATCATTTTGCCTGCGAAAAAAGGAGAGTACTTAAAGTACTCTCCCTTTATTAACTAATTAGTAATTATTGTGGAGGAACTTCCATTTTAATTACGTTAGAGTTATCAACTTTATTTGCAATTAAGCAATCAGTAGTGAGAAGTAATCCAGCAATTGAAGCTGCATTTGATAAAGCAGTTTTAGTAACTTTAACCGGATCAATAATACCAGCTAATATTAAATCTTTATACTCACCAACATAAGCATCATATCCGTAGTTGAATTCACCTTCAACAGAATCTTCAATGATCTTCTGAATAATATAGTCTGCACTATCGCCAGCGTTATCAATGATACGTTTGATAGGACCGGTGATTTCATCCAATAACAACTTTCCACCAATTCTTTCATCATCTGTTTTGAATTCATCTGATGCAATAAAAGTATCGATATCAATCATCTTTCTGGCATGAATCATAGCTGTTCCGCCACCAGCAACGATACCTTCTTCGATTGCGGCACGAGTAGCACAAAGAGCATCATCAACTCGATCTTTCTTTTCTTTAACTTCAACATCAGTGCTAGCACCAACATTAATAACTGCTACTGATCCAGCAAGTTTAGCAACTCGATAAGAATTAAATTGTTCTTCTGTTGCAGATTTAGCCACTGATTCTTTAATAAACTTTACTCGTTCTTTAACTTCTTCTTCTGTACCATTTCCGTTAAGAAATGTTGTTTCAGTTTCAGTACACTCTATACGAGAGGCTCCGCCCATATGATCCATTTCAATATTTTCCATGGAAATACCTGTTGAACCTGTGATGAATTTTGCTCCGCATGAAATTGCAATATCTTCAATTACTGCTGATTGCTGTTCACCGTAACCTGGAACTTTAACTACACACACTTTTATGTTACCATCGATGTGATTCATTAACATAGTATTAAGAGCATCACCTTCGAGAGAGTGAGCAAAAATTAACAATGTTCTGTTAGATTGACGTTGAGCTTTAGAAACCATAGTGAGTAATGTAATAAGCTGACGTGGATCAGTAATATCATCATCATAGCATAGTATATAAGGATTAATTAATATAGCTTGACGATCTTCGTTTGTACAGAATGCAGGAGAAAGAACACCAGCATGAATCTGGAAACCTTCACTATACGTCAATGTAGTTTCATTTGATTTAGAAGCTAAAACAGCGACTGTTCCATGCTCGCCTGTCTTAATAATAGCATCTGAAATAATTCCACCAAGAGAATCATCACCGTTTGCTGAAATAGTAGCTACTTGTTTGATACGATCATCAGTGACTTTAGTTGCAATGTGATCTAAGTTCTTGAGTAATAGATCAGTCGATTTATCTATTCCACGTTTAACTTCAATGGGATTGGCACCAGCTTGTACTAATTTTTGACCAGCAGTAAAAATACTAGCAGTAAGAACTGTAGCAGTAGTTGTACCATCACCAGCTACGTCAGCGGTTTTATTAGAAGCGTTCTTAACCATTTGACATCCCATGTTTTCATGTTCATCATCAAGGAAAACTTGATTTGCTACGGATACACCATCTTTAGTAACTACAACAGCTCCGCGGCTATTTTCAAATGCAACGTTTCTACCCTTAGGACCAAGAGTAATACCCACAGTATCAGCTAGCTTAGTTACTCCTGCTAGGATTTTTTCTCTAGCATTGTTTCTATATTCGATTACTTTTTCAGTATCATTCATATTTATATCTACCTTTTATTCTTTAAAAATAATATTTTCTTCCGCGAGAATCACATTCAAATGTTCTTCTGTTGGTGGCATACCGTATGCCGCATATCTATCATAGAAAACAACATCTCCTATACTTAGATCATTTACTACTAAATTTCCTAGCTTAATAATCTCTCCTCGTACTAATCCTTGATTAATAAATCTAGAGTCAAGATTTAAAATTATATTTTTCTTCTTTCTTTCAATTTCTTGAGTTTGTTCCAGTATCTTAATCATTACATAAGATCCATGAAGATCTAGAAGTTTTTCACTTTTTAGCGGATATCTTTTATAATAATGACTTGCTGTGGCGCTGTTCATAAATTATCGTCCAATTATTAATCTGATAACTGCTTGGTTCTCATAGAACTCACCAACAGCTGATTCATGTTTATGTAGAATTTCAAAGCCAAGATCTCTAACGTCTTTAACTATCTTTTCATAATTACTGAATCGTATGTAATGTTTTGATTTAATAAATTCATGATCAGATATCTTAGATACATTTCTACCTAAGTTATTCATGTCTTTATCACTCTTTAATTCTAAACAAACTATACCATCATCACTAAGAAAGTTATTACTAAATTTAGATAGCATATCATATACTTGATTATCTGTAATGTAATCTAACGATTGGCGACTATAAATTATGTCATATCTTTTAGTTGGAACATATTCAGTAATATCTGCACATACAGATTCAATACCTTTAATATCCCTAATACAATTTACAGCATTACCTGATTGATCAATTGCTAATACTTTTACACCGGAATCATAAAACAGTTTACTGTCTCTTCCATTACCAGCACCAATATCTAACAGGATTACATTAGAATTTTCGTTTTCTCTATCAGAGATAAAATAATTTACCCAATTTGTCAGACAGTACTGAGCAAAGTTAGTAGGAAATTCATCTCTATATATTCGTCCTTTTTGTGAATATTGCTTATCCCAATAAGTTACATCCATTTTAATAGTTCTCCATTTACGGATTTTGTTTTAGTTGGACTTAGGTCCAAGTGCATTCTAGCGCTCTTTAGTTTTTTTGACATTTGTTATATTGTAAAATACTTATAAGAGCGCTAGATTGAATTTATGCCGGCTTGGCTGATTTCCAGACACCGCCAATTGATATCGATACTATCTCGATATTGAATTTCTCAGAAAACTCGATATTATGATTAAATAATACTAAGAAAGATGATAGCTTAACATTCTTAGAAGTTGTAGGTGTATCACGATATTTAATCTTAATATCACTTAGAGAATTTGCACTCTCTATTGCCTTAGATATAGCTTTTGAAATTGTAGCAGAAGAACGCGTATCAAAATCAATAACTTCTATAACTTCAAATTCTACGTTTTTGGTTACAGAATCTATTCTAAATTTAGACCCATCTGGTGTTTCCATGTACTCATATTTAGGTGCACTAGCAATTAAAGGAACTTGAGGATGAATTCCCAATGGATTAGTTTGACTTTGACCAGGTTGAACTCTTCGTTGTTGTGGTTCTGCTTGCGCAGGTTTATCTACGTTAACACTAATAATAGTATACAGAGAAGCATAAAATTCTGTAACTTCTCTTGCGTTTAAACCTTCCTCTTTTACAGTTATTATACATCCGGGATCTTCCTTATGGTCTTGATCTTTGCGACAATATTTAATAACATATGTTTTGTACTGAGCTTCTAATGCTTTTTCTTGAGCCTCGTATGCTTTGTTAAAATCTTCCTTTGACATTTGTTCTGACATGTTTAGTTCCTATGATCCGTTTGGCATTGAGCTTTCGTTAATGAAAGTTTGGCCATTTTCTTTTACAATTTCAATTACGTTATCGATAGTTTCAGAAGATTCGATAACTTCTTTATGTGATATAAGAAACACTGATTGAGTAACAGAGATTCTTTTTAGTATTTTCATTACATTTTCTATTGCAACATCGTCTAAGCTAGCATCAATCATTTCATCACAAACTATAATTGAAGTAGATAATATTCCTTGAGAGTGGAGAATATCTCGTATAGCGAATGTCATTGCTAGATTAATTCTCATCTTTTCACCTGATGAAAAGTTATTGTAATCACATTCACCTGATGTTGTAAGGAATGTAGATTCAAGGTTGGAATTAAATAATACTGAATAATCTGCGCCAAGTTCATTGAGATAACTTGAAACAATTGAATTCATATTGTCAATCATTTTAGAAATGATCCATGATTTAATACCAGCAGGACTAAGAATGTAATCAATGTATTTAGAATAAGCAGCTTCTTTTGCTAAGCTACCTATTTGAGTTTCAATGTCATTTGTCTTAGCAGTGGACTCATTAAGTAATTCTTTAAACGGGGATTCTTTAGCTTCAAGATTTTCATAATCATTTTGAATTGATGCTAGTTTTTCTTCATTATATTCTACTTGAGTCCTGGCAGTTTCATACGAATTTAATTTCTTCTCGAAGCTAGCCTGAGCATTAGTAAGTTTTTCAATTGCGGTGTTAAGCTTAGTCAAATTTGTGTCATATTCTAATATCAATTCTGAATTACCGTCAATAACAGTTTTTAACTCTTGTATATCGTGAGCATTTGCACTTATATCAAATTCTTTATCTACTATATGTTTGCAGCAATCCCCTACTTTTTCAAGTATTCCTTTATACTTCTTAAACAACACGTTTAAATGCTTGATATCTTTAACATGTAATTTGTTTTCATTAACAAGCTTTCTCTTATCAGATTCAATGTTATCAACTTTAATTTCCAGTTCAGGAGTTTTCTTGTTGATATCGTTTACTGCATTGGATAATTTCTCATGATTGATACCTTGAATGATATCGTTGTAAGTAGTAATTCTTTCTTTAATGGCATTAACAGTTTTACCTATTTTATTAAGTTCTTCTGTCTTATCATCATGGAAAGATTTATGCTTAGTATCAAATGATTTCATGCTATCGCTAATAGTATCAAATTCAATTTTAAGATGGCTTATTGATTTCTTGAGTAAGTTTAAATCATATCTATTCTTATGGAACATTCCACCTAAGAAGTTCAGATCAAAGATATCTTCAATAAACTCTCGTTTCTGTCCCATTGATAATTCGAATATTGACTTTTGTGATGATACTGAGAGTACCACTGAGTGTTTAAACATATCAAATGAAGCGCCAATAATTTCTTCTTCGATGAACTTACGTGTTTCACCTATTGAATGTTTAGTAACATCCTCGTTATTATTTTTTGTAATATGTACATAAGTTGGATGGAGGCCTGATTCAATTGTATAAGTATCTGCTCCTCGTTCCAACTCTATTTTAATTACTGCAGCTTTACCAGCACTCCTATTAACTAGGAATCCTTTCTTTACATTTACTGGAGTTTTACCGTAAAGTCCGAATAATGTAGCAGCACAAAATATAGTTGATTTGCCACATCCATTCTTTGAATTTTCAATATCTCTATTGTTACCTACAATAAAGTTCAATCCATAAAAGTCAGAGAAGCTAAATTCTACCTCGTCCTTAATTGACATAAAATTACTTATGCTTATCCAGTTGAATTGGATATGATTTTCACATTTCATTCAGAATCCTCTTTTAATTCTTGGTCATGTTTTAGCTTTTCTATAGTGTAAGTATATACATACTTTAGTTTATCCAATAAAACATCTTTTTCTACTTTATTTGTATCAAACTGAGCTTCTTCTAAAGAATTTATATACTGTTGAATATAATCAAATTTGCTATTAACATTGAGTAGACCTGATTTATCAAAGTCGCTGTTGGTAATAAGATGCACATCGGTATTAACAATGAAGTTAGGCTGACATGGTCTAAGAGGGTTCTTTGCATTAATTTTCTGGATTAGATTGCTGATCTGGTTGAAATCATATTCTTCATCAACTACTAACTTAATGTAATTACCTTCGATGTTTTTGATATTCTCTTCAACTTTCCTTTTTATTCTGCTCCAATATAGTTTTAAATGCTTTGGTGAGTGAGTGTTTTCATAGAATTCATATGACATATCGGCTGAGTTAACAATGTAGTATCCTTTAACATCTTGATAGTCTCCCCAATCTAATTCTAGTGGACATCCGATACATACAATTTTACCATTTTTGTATACATATTCTTTTCTGATATGGAAGTGACCAGAGAATACTAGCGGAGAAGCTTCAATAAGATCTCCTGATTTTTGACCTGACTTACAAACGTGACCAGTAAAGTTAGAGAATGATGCTCCTACAAATTCAAAATGACCCATAATACAGCCAAAAGATTCTTTCTTATATTGATCCAAGTGTTCTTCGTTAAATTCTTCCCATGGGAAAAGTCCAATAGAGCTTCCATTAGTAAATTTTAATATGCTATAGCGATCAATAATATGGACGCCAGGTATGTGATTCAATGGGGAAAGTGAATTCACTTCAATAGTATTTTTGAAATAGGCATCATGATTACCTACGAACATGTATATCTTTATACCTGCTGCTGATATTCTTTTGAGAGCTTTGTATGAATGGTTGTAAGTTTTGACAGATACATTATTGCGAGACTCAAACCAATCACCTAGAAATACTAAGGTATCAATTGATTGAGAGTTACATTCACCGATTAACCAGTCAATGTAACTATCATTATGTTTAAGTTTCACTTCTGCATCTTTATTCTTACCCCAATGAAAATCACTAAATGAAATAAATCTCTCTGCGTCTACTTCATATATAGTTGGGTTATATTCTGTCATGTAAGATTCCAATAAAGTTTAAAGTTAAGATTTATAAAACAACAATTTATCCTTCTTCATTTAGATCTACATGTTCTAAACCATTTTCTGTTTCAATTTCTGTCCATACAGCTGTGCGCAATCTATTGTTTGTATCAATTATTTTCTTTTCTTTATTGATAATTTTAATTACTTCGTGCTCAATGATCTTAGATATGTATGCAAACGGATTACAATTTTCTCTTTCAGGATCAAATTTATCAATGTACTTCACAATTCTTATAAGTGCACAAGAAATGAATTCATCTCGCCATGAGTAACCATTAAACTTAGATGATGAAGTGAATCTAATAGCCATCTTGATAAACATGCTACCAAGGTTTTCAGATATAATGTCTGTACGTTTAAATTCAAGTAGTTCATCCATTAGCTCATGCGGATCAACGTAAATTCTAGAATTCTTTGATGTTCTTTTGCGTCTCTGTCTAAGCTCTCCATTAGGAAGGAATTTATTATCAGAGGTTTCTTTATTATCTTTAGCTGTCTGATCTGCTGTTAGATATGTTGTATAAAATATAGTATCGTCTGCTTTCTTTTCAGACTTTTTTTCTTCGCTCATGTTAAACTTCTGTTTAGTTGTTTTTCTAGTAAGAAACAACTATAAGCTTTAAACATAAAAAAAGGGATCCGATTAATTAATCGGATCCCAATCAGAATTCTAAATTCTAAAGATTAATTAAAATCCTAGAACAAGAATGTTCTTCCGTCATCACCAGCTGTAGAATCGTTAAGACCTTCAACCATTACGTAATGATAGTAATTCGAAGCACCTTGTAATGAGTCAAGCATTCCGTAACGTGTACGGACACCAACTCTTGGATTGAAGTCATCATGAGCAGCAGCGATTGAAGTAAGTTCAATCGGTACGTATGGACAGTAAGCAATACCTGAATCATACTTATCAGTACCTTTATAACCGAGCATAACATATCCACGGCCGTTAATGAAATCACCACCGAATGTATCAGTAAAGAGTTTAATCTTACCTTGACGGAGTGTTCCTGCACGTGAGATACCAGCTTTACCATCGATACCAGCAGCAGAACCATCAAGTCCAAACTCACCAACTCTTTCAAGCAATGATGTTACTGTGTTATCAGCGATAGCGAAGTTACCAGCACCAACTCGTGTGTTAATTGCAATCTTACGAGCAGCGAGAAGAACTTGTGTAAAGAGAGTTCCGATACGTTCGTTCTGGTTACGTCCGTCTGAAAGAGCAGCATTCCATACTGACTTAGTACGACCGAGTTTACCAGCAATTGCAGCAGAGTTCATTTCAGTGAGACACTGTCTGTCAATGTCTTGACCAACTTGATTTGAAAGGCCATTAACCATTTCAGCGTTAATATCAATACCTTGCATGTTGAGCATGTCTTCAGCAACTTCGTTAGACCAAGTAGCAGCAAGTTTACGTGTCTTAGCTTCAACTACACCACTAACAATTTTCATTGCAAGCATTGGCATATCAGTACCAACTGTCCAGTACTCTGAAGCACCGAGAGCAGCACCTTGACCAGTGAAGTCATTAGTACCTTGATAAGAAGAGAGGAAAGTCTGATCGTTAAGACCGGCAGCAGCAGTAGCATCCAAAGGACGACCGAATGCAACTTCATCAGTTGTTAAAAGATCTTCAGCACCATCACCAGTAGTATCAATACCAGAGATTTTATCACCATCAGCATCGAGGTCTTCAATGTTGTAATTACCAGAACGATCTTCTGCACCGGCATTACCAGAGTGACCAGGAACAAGAGTATTGTAACCAGCTTCGATACCAGTACCAGGTGCAGTTACTCCACCAGCATTGTCACCATAAAGGAGACGGAGAGCGTATGCACGACTAATAGACGTTGCCATAGGTTGTACTGACATAGTTTCGTGAGCGATAAGCGCTGGGAAAACTCTGCGGAGCATTGGAACGATTACAGAAGGGATACGTGAGTCACCGATACCGAGATCGTCAGTAGCACCAAGAGCACCACCACCAATTGGAGTAGAACCAGATACTGCACCAGGTCCAGCTGACATAGAACCAGTTGTCCATGCTTCGTTAAGACGCTGTTGGCGCGTTTGTGAAGCAGAAGCTGCTTCAGTTGATTCCATTACGAGCGCAGTGTTAAGCAATGTTCTACGGTCTTTGATTTTTGAGGCTCCGCCGTTAATAACGGGAGCCCATTTCTTAAGAACATCACCTTGGTATTGTTCAGTTAAATGTGCAGTTTGCATATTTTATTTCCTTATAATTAGATTAAGTTTGTTTGTTTAAGCTTTGATGTAAATGTTTAATTTTACTTATTTATCTCTGCTTGAACTATTGTTTAAATATATTGGTCCATTGCAGAAACAGCATTGATATATTGACTCATATCAGGTCCATCAACAGTTTCATTTTCATCGGATAGAGTACTTTCAGATAAAACAGTATCTACATATAGAGGTGTTTCTTCTCTTTTGGCTAATTTCGCTGTATAGCGAGATTCGTGAAGTTCTTTATCATAAGCTTCTGCTACTTCATCCATTTTTTCGGTAATGTATGCTGATTGGCGACCTTTGAACATTTGTTTCAAATACAATTGTTTAGTACGATCGTAACCTTTTACTTTACTTTCAAGTAGTTTTTTAGCTTCAAACAGTTTGCGTTTATTTACTGATTCAGAAATCATAGATTCCTTGTCAGTCTTTAGGCGAGTATTTTCTTTAAGAGCTTCTTGTAACTCTTCTTCTTTTGCGTTGATTGCTTCTTCAGTATCTTCATCAGTAAGAACTAGCATATCCTTGATAGTATCAATGGCTTTCATTGCTTTGTCATACTTTTCTTGTTGAACTAAAACGCCACCTTGCTCTGTATCAAGGAAGTTTTCTAATTGTTCATCAATTGATTCAACTAAATCTTCCATATCTTCTTCAGACATGATTTTTGATTCTTTTGATTCTTTTGATTCTTCTACAACTTCTTCATCTTCTTCATCTTCTTCAACGTCAGGAGTTTCTTCATCTTCTTCTTCATCTTCATCTTCTTCAGCAGGAGTTTCAAGTTCAGTAACTTTAGCTTCTAATGCTTCGATGGTAGCTTCCAATTCAGATACATCTGCTTCTTCAGGTTTTAAACCTTTGACGATAGATATAATTTCTTCAGTTTTTGTAGCATAGTCCGCGTCTTGAAGAGTAAGAAGTTCTTCAGTTTTATCAGCGTAGTCTGCATCTTGTAGGTCTAAGAGCTCTTCTGCTTTGTCTGCATAGTCAGCATCTTGAAGATCAAGTAGTTCTTCAGTTTTATCTGCATAGTCAGAATCTTGAGCAGCTAATGCCTCAGTTTCTTTTGTTTTAAATAATTCGATTAGGTCACTAAGTTCTTTAGTGTTTTGTTCATCTACTTCTGCAACAGCAGCTTCAACTTTTTCGTTGAAAGTAGATTCAAACAATGTGCCAATCTCTTCACGTTTATCGAGTGAGAAAATAGAGGCATCTTTGTCAATGCTTTCTAGTAACGCAATCAATTGTTGTTTAATGTTCATTAATGTTTCTCCGAAGGATTCAATTTGATAGTTTTATCTACTCGGTCTTTAACCTTAGACTCGAGTATAACATCTAAAAGCTCTTTAGCACGAGGTGTGTTCTTATTCGCACATTCTTTAATGAACATTTGAATATTAGATTTATGCTCTGGCGTCATTTAGTTAGTACCTTTTAATATTTATTTTATTTATTTATCTTACTTTAGGCTTCGAATGAATGTTGCCAATGAATCTGCTATATGAGCGTTCTTAGCAGCACTATTTTTAGGCAATGTAGCTAAATCTGATTCCAATTTGTTATAAACAGATTCGATAATAGATCCATGAGAGTCTAACATAAAGTTCTTTGATTCAAATATTCCTTGGCACCAAGCACCATGATTACCTGCAGAAGGATTAGAAACAATGTCAGCAGTAATAAACTTGAAGTTTGTTACGTTACCAGCATTATCCAAATCACCTACTCCACGTGTAGAGATACCAACATTAACACCGTTCATCAAGAGACCTTTAAGAATGTCTCCACATGGTGTTCCAACTAATACTTTACTTTCGCCAATCCAAATGTTATCTTCTTGCTTAAGGCTAGTAATCAGGTGACATGCACGGTCATAAGAAATTTCAATACTGTCAGGGTGTTCAAGTTCTCCAACTGATCTGGATGTATTGATAAATTGTTCAGTATATTCGTTGATAGCAGAGACCATATCTTGTCTGTCATATACTCTGCCATTCTCGTTCTCTTCTTCAGTTACTACGTAGGGTCCTCTTATTTTGAGGACCTTTTCAGAAGAGGCATTCTGTTGCTCTTCTATGACTGTAATATCATCTGAATTAACTTTGTATTCACAAATTAATTTCATAGAAATTTAATTCCTGGTTTGTTTGATTATATTTATATTTATCATAATTCGTCTGGTGTACTATCAGGTATGTCAAATTCTATATCATCTATGTCACCTGCAGTATCAAGATCACCTGTATCTGCAGTATCAGCGCCAGAGTTATCATCAAGATCATCGAAATCATTATCATCGAACTCACTAGGATCATCATCAAACGAATCATCAAATTCAAAGTTATCTGAGTTAGTATTCTCTGATCCTTCTTCATCAGATTCTTCATCAGAAGGTGATCTAGCTTTATCATACTCTTTAACTACTTTACTGATAGAATTTATTTTCAGTTCCATTGTTTTCTCACGAATCTTTTCTTTCTCGAGGTCAGCATAATTCTGATCGATATCAGCTTCACTCCATTTAAGAACGTTCTTCATAATATAGCTTTTAGAAATATCAGCATTGGAAGAAAGATCATTGTAAATCTTAAACTTCTCAGTTAACATCTTCTGTGTTGTATAGTATTCATACATAGATGGAACTACAAATGATATATCAAATGCATCTTCTCTAAGTAATGCACTATCCCAAAGACCTACGAATTTAAGATGAGTTACAAAAGTTTTCTTAATAGCAGATGCCATTGATTGCTGAAGTCTTATTACAGATTTAGCAAAACGATATTCTGCATAAGTAATTGAATCTACATTTGTACGAGCTTCAGAATCATTCTCTGCTGAGAATCTATTGTAAGGAATTTTCAAAGATGCAAATAACTTCTGTTGGAAGTATTTAATATCATCCATTGAACCAAAGTTAGTAGAAGATCCACCAATTGAATCAACAGTAGTACCACCGGTACCATTAGATGTTTTAGGAAAGAACATAGATTCGAGCATTTGGTGAGCATCATATTGATTAGCTATTCCACCTGTTGAAGTATCATATACTTTCTTGCTTTGATATTGTTGAGCTAACTGTTTAACTTGTTGATTGGCACGAGCAGGAGCTGCATCACCAACATCGATATTAAATACTAATCTCTCAGGAGCACGTACTAAACGATATATAATAGAAGCATCTTCTAGAATTACAAGTTGATTATAAGCTCGTCTTGCTCTATCAAGAATAGGAATGATTGTCAAGCGATCATCTGAGTACGTTCCTGATACAGCATGGGTAACTTGTTCCATAGGCATTGGTATAATCGATGCTTCATCGTTAGTTGCTTTGTACATGCTACCAGACGTTTTCATTGCTGTAGTGATAGCATTTACTTGTCCTTTCTGGATACCAAATGTATTGTTACCGTCTATAGCTGCATACTTAGTACCGCTTTTATCCATGTCTTCTGGCTTTTGGAATTTAGTAAGCTGAGCATTAATTAATATACCTAAGTGATTGAAATAATTATCAATAAGATATTCATAACTTTCTGGTTTAATTTTCTTAATATCAATAATACCAAGATGTAGTTTGTCTTTATCAACAATGTTTTCCCATGTAGCTTCACCATCAGTAATAAATTCTCTGAAAGTATAGAATCCATTCTGTTTAAAGTTATAAAGGTTTATGAACGAATTAAAATGTTTGTTTATTTCAGTTTCGGCATTAGGAGAAAGATTAGTGAAACTATCACGATTGAATTCAATTTCTACTACTTGTCCTTTATCATTTTCATTGATACATGACTCAGCAATCTCATCAACAGCATCAGCCAATTCCGCCTGTGAAACCATCTGTCTATAATATGAAAGCTTTTGAAGTTTATTATTTGATACTGAACTATAAACATCATGGAAATAAGAACTTTCAATAGCTCCGTGCATTCCACTATTTCCACCTTGTCCATTCCATCTTTCGTTTTTAGTATCGTTAGATGAGAAAATTACACTATGTTCGTTTGTTGAAGCCGTAATGTTATGGGCTACAAATTTATTAACGTCATCAAAAACTGTAATGTTTTTGTTTGCACTTGATATGTCGGACGAAGACTCTAACTCGTTATTAGTTGAATTGTCTACAATAATGCGAGAGTTGATAATCCTTTTATCTGATGTAGTTGCCATAAGATGTTATCTACCTTTGTTCTCTTATTAAGTTATATATTTGTTTTATTTATCTCTTTCTGAAGTAGTAACCAAATAATGGATAAATAGATCTAATAAATCTAAAACAATTTACTAATAATGATTAAAGAATTCTTCGTATATGCTTTGCTAGATCCTAGAAAGCCAGGTAACTATACTTATTCATTTGGCGGTGTAGATGTAGAGTTTGACCACGAGCCATACTACATAGGAAAGGGAAATGGAGACAGAGTTACTTCACACTTTTCTGATTGCTCTTTAAATAAGATGTCATTCAAAAATAACAAGATCAATAAGATTATATCTGAAGGCTATGATAAAAATACAATGAAAGAACATACTTTAATTGTAATGAAAACTTTAGATGAAGATGAATGCTTTATATACGAGATAGGATTCATATCAGAGATTGGAAGACAAGACACGAAACTAGGGACACTTACTAATAAAACTGATGGTGGTGATGGTAGCAGTGGTTACCGTCATACGGATGATGCAAAGAGAAGAATTAGTGAAGGAGCTTTAGGTAATACTTATAATGTTGGTAGAGTTGCTACAGACGAAGCTAAACAAAATATCAGCAAAGCTTTAATGGGTCACCCAATGCATGAAAATACTTTGAAAGCATTAGCACATTACAATGACACACGTGGACCTGTATCCGAAGAAACTCGAGCTAAACAATCTGAATCTGCATTAAATAGAGAGAATCCTGTTTCAGAAGAAACTCGAGATAAACTCAGAAAGGTTTCTAATAATGCATGGTCTGATCCCGAAAAGAAGAAGGTTAGACTTGAAAATATATCAAATGCTAATACAAAGAGATTCACTAAGCTTTTCTTACTTGAAAGTCCAGAAGGAATATTATTCGAGATTATAGGAACGTTTCAACATGTACAAAATAAATGTTTAGATCTAGGAATTTCCGATAAGGTTGCTTGGATGAAAAAATCAATAAAATTAAATAAGCCGTGCCATTATGGCGAATCATTAGGATGGCAGCTATTCAAAGAGGAAATTAAATAATGAAATCAAGAAGCTATAATCGCGAATTACAAATCTCGCAGGCGATGGTTAGTGATGTCTTCAATAATATTGTTATCGATCGACGAGATGGTAATGGTTGTGTTGAAAAGGAATTTCTAGTTGCTTGTGTTTTCGGTGACAGAAGCAATACACTTAAACAACTGGAATCTCGTCAAGGTGTAATCAAGCTTCCGCTTATTTCTATTGTACGTGGTGGAATATCTAAGGATAGTTCTCGAGTACATTCTATTAACGAATCAATATCAAAGAATGCTGAGGGTTTGTTCAATATTAAATCGATTGTAGGTATGCCATTAAATATTGGCTACAATATGCAGATCGTTACTAAATATCAAGAAGACATGGATCAAATACTCTCAAACTTCATGCCATTCTTCAACCCTGCTATTTACATATCATGGAAACTACCATCAGGAAATGGCAAAGTAAAATGTGCTTTAATATGGGATGGTAATGCAGATACAACTTATCTTAAAGATGATGAAACTAAAACTCCAAGAATTGTAACATCTCTTTCATTCACTCTAAGAACTTGGATGTTTCCTGGTATGTGGTCTAAATATAATTGTGATACTGAAGAGGATGAATTAGATCCATTTGATCAACCATCAATTTATCATATCAATATGTTCGTCAATGCAGATGATCAAAATAATTCTGTTATCGAAGGTAAGTATACCCCATCTGCTGGATTTTATGCTGTACCTTCAGAAGTTGAATGTGACGAGTTCGTAGAAAATGTAGCTGAAGGATTAGTAGATCCTAAATACCATGATTCATTTAAGTTATCTACTGCCAATGAATTTCAAGGATACTTTGATAAATTCCATGCTAATATAGGAGGAGATCAATATAATCCAGATGATAAAATAGATCTTCAATATATGGTAGACCACATCGAAGATGCAGGAGCATTCTTAACTGATCCAGAAGGAAATGCTATCACCCTCAGAAGTTATGAAAGTGTAGCAATAATAAAAGCATATTGGGAAGATAACTTACTCAGTAATGCTGATGTAGTGGAATACGATTAAGATTTTTTCTTTTTCTTACTTTTAATATACTTGATGTAAGCATTATTTGAATGAGGTATCATTTTTACCAAAGTCTTATAATGTAATGCATCAGGTAAAGAGCTACACGCTTGTAGTGTCATAGCATTAATCTCAGCTGAGTTCTCATCCATACTTAAGTATCGTGATATCATAAACTTTGAATAAGACTTTTCAAATTCAGGGTGTTGATCTAAGTCGCCACGTTTGAACTTAATGATATCACCGAGAATATCATACATTGTCAAGTTAGTTTCTTCTAACTTAGGATTCTTTTTCTTATTCATATTGTGTATAGTCCTTTATTATTTCTTGTATAAGATACAATGGCATCTTCTGTACGTAATGGATGTTGTCATTATTGTCAGTAATAATTCTTCTTGGAATATCATACTTTACAAAATCAATAAAATAGTCATAGTCTTTCAGTACAAACTTTAACTCTTCCGACGATACATTAGAGTGACTCAGGACATTAAACTTATTCTTATGAATGTATTTACAGATAGAGTCAATGATGCGATTCAGTGCAATGTCTGATATGCTCAAGGATGAGCTATATGTGTAATGCATTGTTTCAAATTCTTTAAGATACTTCGTCTTCCATGAGAGGCTAGGAATGCACGACAATATAAAGATCTTATCATCCGACTTAGGAAGATTATTAAGATGCTTTATAATGTTGAAACATGCATGTTTTATCAAATCATTCGATAAAGAATTTGTATTGAATAACACCAATGACTTATTAACTTCTACATTAATAATATCATTGACGTCATAAACAATCATAGACCGTCTAAGTCCGACTTAACTCTTTCACGTTTAAAGTATCTAGCGTACAGAAGATCTTTCACTTCATCTTGAATGTTAAGAGGTATTCGAAATAAATCCAATAGAGCTTTATTCAATTGAATATGTTTGATTGTACCAGCAACAGTTTGATTAGGAATAGATTGAATCTTTTCTTTGAGTAATTGTTTATCTCCAAGAAGTTTAAATGCTGTAGCTAATCCGCAACGTGGAATAGGTTGATCAACATTATCCTTACCGTCGCCCATAATTGATTTACATCTAACGATATTTTCAGGTAAAAGAAATTTCTTCAGAACTTTTTCATCGACACAGTTGAATTTAAGATCATGTATAGAAACCTTTCCTGTGCATAACTGTACTAAGTCTGAATCATTTGCACATATTACAATTGGGTTTTCTGGGTATTCTTCTTTAAGAGTTGCAACACTAACAGAAATAATATCATCACCTTCACATACAGGATGATCTATTATAGCACTGCCTTTAAATGTTTCAACTAACTCTGGCAGAATAAAACGCTTGAAGTATCCAAAAACTGGACCCATATTATATGATTCTTTGTCATCTTCCTTTTTCTTCTGACCGTCGATTCGACTTTGTTTATAATCAGGGAATATATCTCTACGCCAAATATTTTTCTTGTTACAATCGATTGCAAATATAATGTCTTTAGGAAGTACTCCAACATTTTTACAGTATCGTTTGATATGATTAATAGTAGTAACTCTTAGAATTTCTATGTACTCTTCATTAGTAGTCCAGTCGTAAGTTCCAATTTCACTTTTCTCACAAGGAGAAACACTAAAATCATATCCATATTTGGTCATTGACGATGATATTTTATAATGCATAAGATAAGAAGTATCAACTACAAGTCGTACCCTCTCATTTTTCATTTTTTGTATATTAAGTAATGCCATTAATTTATCCTTTTATGTGTCGTATTAAAGTCTATAAAACAAAAAAAGCTCTGAATTAACAGAGCTCTTTTAAAATTGTATAGAATAAAATTTATTCGTATTTGGAACACCAATCTTTACTTGGCATTTCAATCATAGGATATGCAGACTTTACAACTGAAATCAACTTACCTGAATCGTTTTGTATTGACTGCTTAACTACTGGCACCGGAGGATTATACCTGCAGAACTTAGTACTCTTCTCATAGTAAGAGCATGTTTCACATTTTCCCCAATTACCACTCATTACACAAATTCTTCATATACTTTATCATAAAACAATCTTACAATAGTATTAACTGATTCAGCATCAATTTTAATATCAGCTTCTTTGAATAAATCAGCAAGAACTTTCTGAGCACTTTCCATTACTTCTTCTACATTACCTTGATCAATAGAATTGATAAGTTCCAATACAGATTCAATAACTGAGTTGAATGCCATTTGTTCTTGAATAAATGCATGCATAAATTCTTGGTCATCTTCAAAGTCTTCTTTTTTGATAGCATTCTCGAGATAGAACTCTCTTACCGCTTCAAGGAAATCTTCATACTGAGTAGAATCCAATTCAGACTCGTCATCAAAACCAATCATCTTGATAATGTCTTCACGAGTATCTTCAGTTAATTCTTCATCTGAATAATAAGCTGCTACAATATCAGATACGAATTTACTATTCTTATCATGGCCAAATATTCTTTCTACTTCTTCATCTGAAACTTCTTCAGATGAGCCTTCCATAACTTGCGTTGCAATCTTACCTAGCTCAATAGATTCAGCATCGCCATATAATGTGTCATACATATTATTTATTTTCCTTATTGTCATTTTCGTTTTCATAGTTCTCTTCTTTATAGAGTTCGAAAATGTATTTTAATGATTTGATTGAGTTGTCTATATTGTTACTAGACGTAGAACGTTTTCTCTTACTACTCTCGCTACTGATATTCTCGAGTGCTTTAATGATATTATCGCAAGATTCTTCGCGAATTTCTAACTTATTGTTTTTCATATGGGTTCCTTAACATATACCTTCTACTAGACCTTTAATTTCATAATGAGAATAATTAATTGTAAACGCATGATTGATAACATTTTCATCATCCTGTAGATTCATTGAAATACCTGCAATAGTTTCTAATTTACAATTTTTATAATCTATTTGAAACATGGTGTTTTTATATTCGCTCAATAACACTACACTTAAATCCATAGATAGCTCAGCTTGATTATAATCAGTACCACCACCCCATTCACGAGAAATCATACGATACCATTTATAGATAATCTGATACTGGTGCCAGTCAGAACTCAACAAGTAGTTGAATGTCAACTGTTTAGATGTATCATTACTTACATCTAACTGAATTGGAATAGGTGTGCCGCGTACATTAAAGTCGGCTCTTACTGTTCCAATCTGAGGCATCTCAAAATTAGTTAAGTTTAGTGAAACATATTCATCTGAGGCGTCAGGTACAATCTTCTGCCATGGCATTATGAGCATCCATTTGGTAGTACTTGCTAGATTGTATGTGGCTGGACTGTAAGGTAAACTCATACTTTCCTAGTTGCTGCTGAAAAATCCGAATACATAGTCAATGTCATCATGTTCTTTATTATTTAGTGTATTTATCTCATCTGTGGCAGTAAAGCCAATAGAAGTAGCGTTCCGTTCAAGTATAGAGTTATAGTAATCTTGCTCTTGTTTAATCTCAGCATCTGAATAAAACTGTTTTAATTGAGTAGGGAATTCAATTAGGCTTACGAACTTAGCAGAATAATCAAAGAATCTATTTAAGTTTGATTCTTTCAGAATATACATTGCCCATATAATTGACATTACATTATCATCATGAGATCCTGTACATTTGTATGTATGACCTGTGTTTAAATCTTGTCTCTGGAATGAACACATTTCATCATAGAAGGTCTTGGTGTGCAATATCAGTTCTATCTTAATAGTTTCCATTATCATTCTAAAGAAAGAGCATGCTTCATTCTTGATTGAATTAGAACTACAGATGCCCGGCATTTTAGATCCTATCTTAGCAATATAAGGATACTCATAAATCTGTTTGATATCATTACAAACTCCTTTACCTACTCCATTATTCTCTGGCATTATTACTGCACAGTTATATAGAACTGCTAGCTTCACAATAGTAAATGCCAATGTATGTAATGGAAAGTTTGGATCTGCTATATGAGCCACTTGCATAGGCATCATTGGATTTGTAATATCAATCACGTCAATTACTGTACTGTCATTACCGGATCCTTCACCTATATCTGATGACAAAACATAGCATCTATTAGGTAGAGGATCGAAATATTGATGAATTCTATTTCCAGCAATTTCTATATATCTATCGTAATCAATTTTGCCATTGGCTATACGGGCATCAAGCTCAGCAATCTTTCTATCAATGAACTTAAGTCCTAGTAAAGATGTTCCTCCACCTAAGAATGAACATTCAAATTCTTGTTCGAAAGCTTCTTCATCGCCTTCACACATAGTAGCAATAGTATTTTGGCGCCATTCTTCATCTCTTCCTGGTACATCGGTCCAGTTATAAGTATATGAAGTCCAACGATGTGGGACTCTTGCTTGATTTGTCATTCCACTTGAATAGAACTTATGGAAAAGATTACCAATTCCGTTTGGTGTACTTACACCTATGATTTTATTTTCAGTAAATGAAGTGACAACCGGATAAACAGTTTTCCAAATTTCATTCTCATGTTTTCTTGCAATAAACGCTAATTCATCCACATATAAGTATTGGCATCTTAATCCACGAACACCAGCTAAAGTAGCAGGGCGAGCGATACATTCACCGCCAGTTGAAACTACGAGTTTATTTCCTGACATCTTTTTGATACCAGGCTTCATCCATTTAGGTAGATATGCAATAGCCATCTTAACACGATCTAAAATATCACATGCTACAGCTGCGTTCTGCGCCATAATTCCAAGCATCTTATCTTCAAAGAAGCATAGCTTATGTACAATATCAATCGTATATACTGTCGATTTACCTGACTGTCTTCCTACTGCGCAAATTACTCTGTCGTGAGTATCTACTAATTCAAGCATTTCCTTCTGCTTGTCGTACATATTAATGATACCTTTGTGTCCAGTGGTACCATCCAAAATTGTAAAATAGTTATCAGCAAAATATTGAATGTCATTTCTACATCGCATAATCTCTTGAGCAAAGTATGTGAAATCGTTAACGTTGACATTAACTTTTACTACTCCGCGTTTGTGATCTTCGTTCCCATTATAGCTCGTGTCTTCGAAATAGTCAATATTATCAGATGCTCTAACTATACCTGTTGATTTTACTGGCATATTTAATCTCTCTGTTTTTGTTATAATCATATTTATCAATAGTAAAGATAAATACATCATACAGCAATTTCAACAGTAGAACAATATGAGTAAATTTTTAGCTTTATATTTAGCAGAAAGTACTAGATTTAAAAAGAAAAAGAACGGAATGTACAAGAAATCTGATAAGAATTCAGGTTCAGGTCTAGCAATTAAGTCAGTTTTCTCTATGGGAAAGGAAGGCATCGCTTACATCAAAGAAATAAAGAAATCAGACCCTAATATAACTGAGGATGAATATTTAGATATGTTAGAGACAAGTAAAGAGTATTTGCTTGATTACATTAAAGAAAATGATATCGATGTACTAGCAGTACCTGGAAGTGATTCTAGAGTTTTAAAAGATTTGATGTCTATCGTACCAGACGATGTTATTATTTTCAATGATATTAAAAAATCTAACTTAGATAGCATACACATGAACTTAGATGTTATAAAAGATGAGCATAAAGCTAGTGTACAAAAAGGTGGTGACGAATCTATAAAGTCATTACGTAAGAAAGGCTTTAATGAGATCAAAATGAAGAACGTCTTTAAACAATTCGCTTTGTTATTCAGAGGATTCTTAGAATTTTCAGAAGAAGATTCAGATAAACTCTTAGCAATAATCGAAGATAAAAACGTTCTTATTCTTGATGATGTGATAAGTACAGGTGCTAGTATTTATGAGACAGAGAGACTTATAGCTTCTCTAAATCCAAACTCTACTCATGCTTTAACACTATTTAAAATATCTGCTAATTAAATCTGATAGCATTTAAGTGTACCCATTGGTGTAACATCTTTAAACTTCTTAATAGTATAAAGAGTTCCACCTTTTTTCGATCCATGATCAGTAACTGCTAGCAAAACATCAGAATCTCTAGCAATGAGATCATTACGATCATGCATAGATCTAACATACATGTATTTAGGTGATCCAATTGGGGGCTTTTCAGGGAGATGAATTATTAATTGTTCAGGTTTAAGATCAAGTTCAGTGTGAATTAATTCAGCAAATCGATCTCCTCCTTTAGGACATCCACCTGAAACAATTTTAATATCTTCTACTCCTTTTATTTGTCCTACATGAATGTATTGCTTAATAATAGAGTTGAATGCTGATAATGTATGATCATAATCTTCTTGGCTGTCTCTTTTACGAGTACCGATAATTCCAATGTTCATGTAATCTCCTTAATAGTTTTTACTAATATACCACAGCTTTACTAAATTTAAACCTCTATATCTAAAATAATGATAAATATAATAAATATTTCAAATTGAAAGGATAATTAAAAATGGCTAATACAGATTATGCGCATTTCTTCAATAGCTTTGGATTTAAGCTAGCCGGCACAGTCGGTATAACTGTAATCTCGTCAGATCCTATTGTTTCAGGATTAGATCTTCCAGAAGGGTCTCTTGCTATACGTAACGATGTACCAAAACTCTACCAGAAAAATGGTGCCGGTAATATGGATTGGACAGATGTAACCGGGAGTGGTGGCGGTGCTATTGACATAACTGATCACTTTGATGTCATTGTTGCAGGATTCGACAATGATCAAACAGGTACAGCATACGAATTAGTATTAACTGATCAAGAAAATACTACAATATGGATGGACAACATAGCTATTAATACAGTAACAATTCCTCTTAATTCCAGTGTAGATTTCGAAGTCGCTGCAAAAATTAATATTATGCGTGAAGGCGGAGGAGTTACAATTATCCAAGCAGCAACCGGTGTTACAATAAACGGAGTTTTGGATGGTAGTGTTGTAATAAATTCTCAGTTTCAGGGTTGTACGCTTACACAAAGATCCATTAATACTTGGATTGCTTCTGGCGATATTACATAATAACAATTTAAAAAAGAGATACTTAATGAGCTTTTTATTAAGACGAGGTGTACTAAATAGCGCAGTAAATAAATTATTGCTAGCTATTTTCAGAACATCTAGTCAAACATCTATTTCACCAACCCTTACGTTTTCAGACAGTTCTCTAGCTTCATGGAATTGGAATGATGGTGAAGCTGACTCAGTTGGAATTAATAATCCGACACATTCATACACTGATGCTGAGTCCTTCCATGACATAGATATATATGATATCAATCCTGGTAAAATTTCTATCATGAATATTGAAAATGATTTTATTACTCAGATTGATGTATCCGCGATGATTAACCTTATCGAATTACATTTAGACTTTAACCTTATAACAGCACTTGATTTATCTAATCAATTTGTTCTTCAAGAAGTATATGTTTCAAGTAATGATATAACATCCATTGTTTTACCTAGCAATCCATTAGCTATGCTAATACTAAAAATCGATTTTAATGATCTAGCAGCAATTGATGTTACTCCATATACTCAGCTAGATGAATTCTGGGTAGGCTCTAATGAATTATTAACCCTTGATGTTTCTACCAATACACTATTAACAGATTTTCGATGTAATGATAATCTTATTTCAGTTCTTGATGTTACCAATAACGTGTTATTGGATACTTTTAACTGTCAGAATAACTTATTATCAGTTATTGACGTTACTGACCTTACATTACTGGAACACTTCCTATGTCATGATAACAGTTTATCAGCTATTAACGTAACTCTAAATACATTGTTAACTGAATTTAGATGTCAGAATAATAGCATTGCTGCTATTAATATTAGTCAGAACTTGTTACTAGAAGCGTTTGACTGTAGTAATAATACAGGTCTTACTGCGATTGATGTAACTCCACACACTGTTTTACAAGAACTTAGATGCAACAATAATAATATAACAGTTCTTGATGTTACTCAGAACGTAGTACTAGAAGTGTTAAACTTTTCATCTACCAGCATTTCAGTTATAGATCTTACTCAGAATGTAGTACTAGAAATATTAAACTGTTCATCTACAAACCTCCCTAGTCTAGATATTACTCAGAATGTATTGTTAGAAGGATTAACATGCGTGGCAAACGCTTTTACAAGTCTTGATATAACACAGAACCCGTTGCTGGCATTGGTCAATGCCAGCAACTGTGCAATTGCCACAATTGATCCAACACAATGTCCGCTTATAAATTATTTCTTTTTAAATGACAATGATCTAACAACTATTGATTTAACGCAGAATCCTTTAATACTTGGCCTTAACATCCATGAAAATAACCTAACAACTATCGATGTTTCCAATAATGTTAACATGGTAAGTTTTCTAATTTACAATAACATGTTAACAGTTATTGATATTACCAACAATATAAAGCTATCAACAATTTTTGTTTCATCTAACTTATTGACCACAATAGATACTAGTGCAAACGTACTACTGAGGCATCTAAGATGTCAAGATAATTTGCTTACGTCTCTTGACTTGTCCACTAATGTTATAATGGACCAAGTTTGGTGTCAAAATAATAATTTAACTGCCGCAGTAACTACTAATAATGTTACATTAAGAATATTATATTGTAACCAAAATGCTATCACAGCTCTTGATATGACTACTAACATACTGTTAGAAGATTTAAGATGCTATGATAATAGCATTTCAACTCTGAATATGACCCAAAACACAGCATTAGCATATTTGGATACAAGTAATAATGACTTAACAGCTCTAGATATTACACAGAATGCTAATCTATTGATATTAAAAGTCAATCTTAATTTACTAACACCAACAGAAATTGATAATATTATAATACAGTTGGATAGTAACGGTTTATCTAACGGTACGTTAGATTATGCTAATAACGCAGGAAGTCCTAGTGCAACTAGTTTAACAGCTTATAATAATTTGATATCAAAAGGTTGGTCTATAACCGGTACAGTACCAGTATAAAATTAAAATTTAAAAGGAAATAAATATGAAAATAGAAATACAAGATTCAGAAAATAAAGTCTATTACGTAAATTGTAATCCTATATTAGAAGTATATCATATAGGAGCAGTTGAAGTAAATGTACATATGGCTAGTGGTCAGCCTGTATCAGTACAAGGTACAGTAGAGCAGGATGTTATAGATTTGATATATGAAGTATATAACGAATTCCCAATGGAAGGAGAGCCTAACATTGCATATCCAACCAGTTGGTCAGTTGGATATGATAGAGAAGGTGCAACTGAGGTGGAAGATTTATTAAATTCTTATGACTTCTTAACAGTAAATGCTATTAAACATCCTGATCGTGAAGAATGGGCCATTCCATTCCATAGCGTAATTTTTGCAGCATTTCCAGATGGAGACGTTAAGGATCAATTAATAGCCTTTGCAACATCATCTGTGACAGGAGGTAACCGTAAAACCTGCATGGAAATGAATGAAGATAACTGGTGTCCAGATTGTATAGTAGTTTCACCAGAATCTATGTAGATAGCGCTAGACGTCATCTTACAAACAAGCTATAATTCAATATAGCTAACATTTATAATGGCATCTTATGGTGCCATTTTTTAGTTCACATATTACGTTTAGTTTGTTTCTTTCTATTAAAAGCATTTAGCTTAGCTGATAAGTATATATGTATGAGACATTTAAAAAATACTGTGAATTCATACACCCAAGATGAAAAAAGGTTTAACTTTTATGTTGTTGTATTCCAATGGTTTATGAACAACGTAAAAAACTTATGCATATTTAAAAATAATGTGTTTCTTATCTAATGACTACCCTCACCCTCCCACTCCCAGTAATAGAATAGAGAGAACCGACAGTACTATTCTAGTACTATCTAGATAATATTCTAGATAATATTACTATCTTATACTCTTTTTAGATAAATAATACAAAATACAATTATTATAACAAGGAAATATATGCCAATTTCTAAATACGGACAACTAATTAAGCGTCCTACAGTAGATTCAATCGACAGTGCAATACAAGCTGGAACAGATTCTTTAGATGACCACATTCTACCAATCGTACTTTTATGTGAAGTTGATTCAACTGACTCTGTTAACTGGGTTTCAGGTTATCTTAACCAAAAATATCCAACTTGCTCAGTATACACTCATAACTCAATCCATAACTGGGAAGCTATCGGCGAAGACTTTACTTATGCTCGTACTGATAAGCCTACTATATTAGTTAAGGTTAGAGATCTTGCTGATCTTGGAATCGTTGTAGATCTTTATGAAAGCGAAACTCTTACTATTGTTAAAGCAGCTATTAAAGATGAAGTAATGGAAATGAAAGCCATTATGAAATTAGTTAATGCTCAAGCCAAAAAGCTTGGTACTTTAGAGATAGATCAAGAAGTTGCCGAAGATCATGGTGAAGGTGTTAAGGTTAAGATGCAAAGTTTCACTGAGTTTTATAAACTTCGTATGGCTGATAAACAAGGAAAAACTGGATATAAGAAAGCTGATAAAGTTAAAACTCCAAAAGATCATAATAAAGTCAAAGTAAAGAAAGCAACCGTTACAAAGAAAACAATTAAATAGCAATAAAGTTGTTTTATAAAAGATAAACAAGGAACATATTATGAAGAAAATTAAACCCACATTGATAGTACTAATTGCAATACTTGCGTTAGCATCTGGATGTTGTACCCATCACAAAATTGCAGCTACTTCTTTTGCTGATACTGTAGGTGAAGAGTATATGAACTATGTAAAGAATGATCCAAACATGGGCAAAGGTCCTGATGGAAAAATCGATCCTATTTATCGTAAGCTAGAAATTAAAGCTAGACAGAATAACTTGGATTCTTTTAAAGCAGCGTTTGAATAATGAGTATCCTAGACTCACTAAATGATTTAATCAGTGAAAAGGTTGAATCTCAAATTGATGAACTTAAAGATAATGCAATTAAAGCTTTCAAAAAGAAACTTAAGCTAGGTGAAGTTATAATTGATTTGACTGACGGTAATGTTAGATCTAAATTTTTAACTGATTCTGCAGACATGATAACTTCATTCACTACTCAGAAAAGAGATCAGTTACTTGATGATATTATGAAGTACACAGAGGGCGCAGGAAATCCTTTATCTAAATCCGAAATGGATATGATTAAAGACTCTATGTATTTAATTACTAAGTCCGTTACTATGCTTTCTAGTAGTGCATACACAGTTTTTTCTGGTATCATTGATGTTGATAAACTTTCTATTAATACTACAAACATGCTTAAGATTGGTGATACTATTGGAGACTTCGAAGCTTTTATTACTCGAGTTAAATTCAGTATTAAACATTCAATAGCTTCTATTATTAACATATTAGTAAAGCATATAGATAATGCTGCTGAAGAACTCAGAGATAAAGTAATTGAATACGGAAAAGACCTTGTTGTTACTATCGGTTCTGGCCTAGTAAAAAGCGCGTTAATAGCTCTTTAGACAAAAATAGACTGGATTAATTTCCAGTCTATTCTGTTGTTTATATCTTACATAGTGTAGAACTGAAGAACTTGATATTCTCTTTTAAGAATTTCTTCTTCTAATTCTCTTTTACGTGCTTCAAATTTATCAATGAAATTAGATGCAGTAGCCGAAATAGATGATCCACCTAATAGTGTTACTGATTCATGCTTACCACGTACCATACCTAACATAATACCGGCACAAGCTTTAGAATATTCTTTAACCCATTTTTCACCGTAAACGAATTGTTCTTCACGATATTCCTGTCCTAGAACTATAACTTTTTCATGAGGTTTGAGTTCAGGGTAAATCTGTAATTCTTGGTTAGCATTGTTGTATCTGAATTGAAAATCTCCACCGGCCATTCTTTCAAGTAAATCAATATGAGACATTGTCATATGAAAGCTAGTTAAAAAACCGGGAGTGCCAGTAGAACTTATACCACCACTTAAACCGAACGCTGTGGATCTACTCATTCCTGGATCTAATTGCATTGCGAAGTTTCTGAGTGCTCTCTGTGAAGTAACCCCATTCACACCAACAATATTATCAGGAAGTTTATATCCGTCAAAGTTATTAGGAATATCTTCTACTTTCATAGTGCTGTCAAGTACCATGAAGTTTTCTTCTGGTGTTACATACTTCGTATATTCTTGGGTGGCTTCATCGATCGCATCTTCGAGCATTTCTTGTGTAAGCTCAACACGAATCAAAGGGGCACCAAACTGTCTTTCAATCCAATTACAAAGAGACTCTCTGTCTTTAATAACTAAATCATTAATTGTGCTAATAGGCATTTTATTTTCCTGTAGTTTGTTATATGTACTATTTATTAAACTTGAGCAGTTCTTCTGTTTTTTTGATAAATATATAAAATAAAATTAATCAAACCAAGGAAAATATATAATGCCTATACGCACTATCCAGAGTCCCGGAGTAGAATTTACTGAGATCGATAACACTCAGCGCGCACCTTCTATTACTGGTACTAACACACTTGTTCAGGGATATACCACGAATGGTGTTCCATACAAACCTTTGCTAATAGCTGATAACCAAGATCTTTTAAATAATTACGGCATTCCTTCAAACGAAGCTGAACGTTATTTCCATTATGCTTGTAAAGAAGTAATTGACAACAAAGGTAAAGTATGGGCAGCCAAACTTCCATATCAGAATGTTAAAGATCAACACTTTTCTTACATCCCTCTTTCATTCACGTCACCAGCAAACACTGAAACTAATGTTGAATTGATTGCTAATGATCCTGAAGGATTCGGTGGCAAATCAGAAACACTTAACTCTATCGCTGCTCAACCAGAAAAACCAATTACTGATTATTATGTAGGAACTTTCGGTGAAGTATCTAATATGTCATTGGCTAAAGTTGATAACCTCGCTATTAGAGGAGAAGCAATTCTCTCTGATCTCAATGGTCTCCCTTCTACAACTGAAGATGAAGACATTCCTTCCGGAACAAATTTCATTCTCGTAGATAAATCTAAAGGTTCACTTACTGGTCCCAAAGAACGTGGCGGCAAATTCATCGTAATGGTTGATATGCTAGATGCTCTCGTAGCTCAGCGTTCAGTATCATCTACTGATGGAGAATTCCTTAACGTTGTTGATGGATTAGTTCTTCCGCCTACCGCAAAGTGGGTATCTGTTGATGGCAACATTCAAACTATTGCCGATGCATCTCATAACTTTACTAAAGCTCTTTCTGCTACAGTTGGTAATGACTCTGTATCACGCGATATTGCTCAGCAATTCGAAACTATCGAGTTCAACTCTACAGGTGATTCAATTAATACTGAGTATAAAAACTACACAGCATTGATTCTTTGTGAAGCTACAGTAGATCCTAATAACAACGGTAAAATTAACATCAGTATTCAAGAAGCTTACTTCGGTTCTTTATGTTCTGATGAAAGAAACTCTGCTACTGGTCAATTAGAATATCTTCCTTTGATTGTTAACTCTAACTCAAATACAATTGCAATGTATCACGTAATTACTAATGCTGGTGATTTAGCTCCTTACCAAATTGATACTATCGGTGAAAACGAATCATTCGTTGTTAAAGACGGTGTGTTTACTGGTACTGGTTCAGATGAAACTACCAACCTTCCTGCTGGATCTCAAGCAAATGAAGTTGATGCTGTGGCTCAAGTTAATACTGTTACAGTAGATGCGATCGCATCGGATGTTGTAACTGTTACTATTAATGGTACAGAATTTTCTTATACTTCTGTTGGTGTTGATAATGATGCTACTGCTGCAAGTTTAGGTGCTCTCATTATTGATCCTGCTGTAACTGTTGGCATTGTATCAGATGTAATTACAATTACTTCTGCAACTCCTGGTGTTGCTTTTACTATCACTTCTACTGAAGATATCGTAGAAACAGTTGCTAACGTTGAATACATGGAAGATCCGGATTCACAATCTAGAGGTGCACAACTTGTTGGATTCTCTGAAGCTGAAGCTGCTAAGTTAATTTCATCAGTTGAAATGTTAACTGATATGGACATTATACAAAGTAAGCTTGATTCTATCCTTGATAAACAAGTTGATATTGTTTGTGATGCTGGACTTTCTACAATTGCTCAGTTTATTAATGATGCTCCTGACGTTGATCCAACTACTCCACTATTGTTTGACCCTGCGTTTGATGTAGATGATAATATTGCTATTAACTCTCCTGATAAAGTATCAGTATGGAAAGCAGTTTCTGATAAGAATATTAACTTCTGTTCAACAGTCCGTAAAGATTGTATGGCAATTGTTGATAGTCCTCGTAACCTTGCTATTAGAGGTATGGAGAAAGTCCTTAGAGATACAGCTCCAAGCAATACATTCTCTAATTCAATTACACCTCAGCTAAGATTCATTTCAAATCTAAACAGTTCTTATGCGGCTCAGTATGCTAACTGGGAAAAGAAGTATGACCAATATTCAGGATTAGAATTCTGGATGCCACCAAGTTGTTCAGTAGCTGGTATTTATACTCGTACTGATATTCAGTTTAATTTCTGGAGCGCTCCATCACAACTCAATCGTGGTGTTATTCGTGGTATCAATGATCTTGCTTTCCAGCCTAAAACAGCTGATGGTGATGCTCTTTATACTCGCTCAATTAACTATGCTAAAACCTATTCATTCGGTGGACATGTTATTGAAGGTCAGAAAACAACTCAGATTAAACCTTCTGCTTTTGATAGAGTTAACGTACGTAGATTGTTCCTCCGTCTTGAACGTGAAACTTATAAAACTGCTCTTTGGTTTGTAGGCGAACTTAATAACGAAGCAACACGTCGTAGATTTATTAACCTCGTATCTCCTTTGTTTGAATCAGTTAAATCAGCTGGTGGTATTGAAGCATTTAAGATTGTTGCAGATGAAGATAACAATGGTCCTGAAATTAGAGACGCAAACGAATTGGTAGCTCAATTCTTCGTAGTTCCAGCGAAAGCAATTGACTTCATCAGGCTTTTCTTTATTGCAGAACCTTCTGGTACTGCTCTATAATTTAGTCTAACTAAGTATTTAAAATGCTCATCTTAATTGGTGAGCATTTTTTATGCATAAATATTATACATATTAAGATCATCATAAGCTTCTAAAATAGTATCTGCACTTGATAAGTAGTACTTGTCATCATATTGTGCACCTCTATGCATGATGGGTCTCTGTGTTTGATGTATTAGTTTAAACTTCTCATTATCATCTAATGTACATTCAGATACTCTTCCAAAGAGATTCTCGAGAATTCCGGTAACAGTACTCAAGCCTGGTTTAGGAGCTAAATCAAGCAAACTAATTCTCATGAATCCTGGCTCACTGACTCCTATATTGTCTTTACCCCTAAAGTTAAGACTGTAAAATTTACATATAAGATCACCTCTTTCTCTAGCAAATCTTATAGCAACAGTTGAAGTAGTATCATAGCCACCCATTCCATATTCTGCTTTGACTACTAAGATAGTAAATCTATGTTCAATAGATTGAGCGAAGTTTCTAAGATGCCAGCTCATTAGCTATACATCCGGTATTTCAGTACTGAATCGTAAGCATCATTGAAATTATTTGTATTGACTACATAAAAATCATCATCATTTTTATCATATATTGTAGAAGCTTGACTAACATGGTTCTTTACATCTAAAGCTAGCTTTCCAATAACTTTATTATTCACTGTGCTGTTCATAATTTTAGTAAGAGCGTTGGTGTATGAACCGTTATTAGTTCCTTGCTTCACATCTAAAGTAGTAAATCCAGTATGTTTACCTTTAGTAAAACTGTAGCCGTGCGATGAGTCATCAATACCCGGAGTGAACTTACTCATTCGGATTACTATCTCAGTTCCAAGCTCACATAGTTTAAGCATATACATCTCTACTTCTACATCGCCATAGTTCGAACAAAAGAAAACATAAACTTTATTTATGTATAGATTCGCATTCATAATAATTTCATTCCTATTTAGTTTATACTCTTTAAGATATATCAAGTTTGGTTAATGTACAATTAAAAGATAAATAAAATAAACAATTTATGGAAAATGAGAATGCGTGATAATATATTCCGCTGTAACTGTAACATGTGTAAAAGAAGTAGAGGCTTTAAATGTCTAAGTTTATGAAGCTATATGAGTCTATTAAAAATAAAGTAGAATTGAGAGATTCAAGTTGCATAATGCTTGTTATTAATGACGAAGATACTCTTAAATCAATTGAAGATATTCAATCTAAAATCAAAGAAGAAGATCTTTCGAAAGATGGATGGGCTCCTGGATTAGAAACTGAATCTCATATCACGGCATTGTATGGAATACACACAGATGACTTAGATGTTATCAAAGATAAGATGGCTGAACTAGAAAAGAATGAATTTGAATTTACTATTGTAGGTTTATCTTTGTTTGAGAATGATGATTATGATGTTTTAAAACTAGGCATTGAATCAGATGATATGCAAGCATTATGTGATAAACTTTCTGAATTAGATAACTCTAATATTTATGATGAATACAATGGCCACATAACATTAGCTTATCTTAAACCTGGCACAGGTAAGAATTATATAGAAGAGACAGAACTTGATAATACTGAAGGATCATCTGATGAATTCGCAGTATCACTTAAAGGCTCAGTAGTAGACACTCCATACAAACAATTTAAATTAAACTTATAGGAATATATAAACAATGAAAAGAACAAAATTCATGGCTCTGTATGAGTCTACCAAGAAGCTCGAATTAAACGAAAAGTTCGCATCATCTGAACTCACAGGATTAATTAAATCTCTGTATACTAAACGTGATGCTCTTAAGAAAGGTCAAGCTGCTGAACTCGAAAGAATGCAAGTAAAACATCCTGATAGATCTATTAAAGATTTAGAATATACGGGTGACTTAAGTAGATTCAGAGATAGATTACGAACAGTTGAAAGATCTATTAAAGATTTCAAATCATACTTTGATAATGAAGGCCGCAACTATTCTACTGGTGCTTTGCCTATGCCATCTGAACTTACAGATGATCAAATTAAACGTGTTGAAGTTGATAGCCTATTAGCTAATCCTAAAGAATTCAGAGAGCTTAAGAAAAATTATAGTACTATGATTTTCGTTAAAGATAACACTGAAAGATATGCAGATGAACAAGAAAGAGAACAAGCTTCTGCTGATAAATATGAAAAAGAAGGATGGAAAAAACAGCATAACAGAGCAGAGCTTACTTATGGCGCATCTTATAATGATAAAGAAATGGTAGGTATTGCTAGATTCACTCCTGATACAGGTAAAGTAACTGAAGTATCAAGTTATATTCATAAAAATAGCAGAGGTGGATTAAAAAATATTTCTATTAAAGCAATGCTTCAAGAAGCTGATTATATTCTATGCATCGGTAATGAATTACGTGATGAACTTGGTACAGAACAACGTGACTTAAGACAAGAACGTGCTGGTTTCAGATCACTTGCATATCATCTTGAAGATTACAATGTAGCTAATTCAAACCGTGCAAGATATCGTGATACTATTGCATCAATGAAGAATAACAATGATAAAGATCAGTATGCTCAGTACATTAAAGAAATTGATCTTAATATTGCATCTTTACTTGAAATAGTTAATACTGCAATTAAAGAAGACGCCGTACCTACCTATAGTGCCGCAATCGAAAACATGGGTCGATATATTAATAACGCTCGCCAAGCTCAATCTAAACTCAAAGATCTGATTAGCAAAGATGATGTTTCTAAATGGGATCTAGAATATAGCTCAGATATTAGTGCATTGGTTCAAATCAATGACTTGGTTGGAAGACTTAATGATACAATTGAAGCTAATAGAAATACTGTTACTGAGTCAAGCTTATCTCCATTAGATAGATTCGAAGGTTTAGTTAATATTAATTCGTTAAAAGATTTCAAAGAAATAGTTAAATCTATGACACCTGATTTAATTTCTGATGGATTTGATCCAGATGATATCATTACTATTTTAAGCGGTATTGTAACTGAGTGTGTTAACGAAGTATATACTAACGAAATGTAAATTAGTTAAATAGTATAATTAAAAGGAGCCAGTATGATGTACTGGCTCTTTTGTTGTTTCTATACAATGAAACTGGAGATGCACCATGCTAACGTTTACACAACTTTTAGATAGAGAATACGCAAAGAAAGATAAGCGTGGTTGGGATACCCTTTATATAGCAATAGATCTACATGACACGATATCACCTGCTACTTATAAGACTAATGATACACTTGATATGTATCCCTTTTGTGAAGATGCTCTTATACTATTATCTAATAGAGTAGATATTAAATTAATTCTATGGACTTCATCTAATCCTGATTATCTGTCACCACATAAAGCACTGCTTGAAGATAAAGGAATTAAGTTTGACTATTTTAATAGCAATCCTGAATGTCCTACTACTGAAACTGCTGACTTTGATTCAAAGTTTTATATGAATGTTATACTTGATGATAAGGCTGGATTCGATCCACATAATGATTGGGTAGAAATTTATGACTACTTTTTAATGAAATAGGATTGTACAACTATAAATCTTGGTATATCTTAAGTAAAACAACTAAGGGAATCGCAATATGTCAAAAGTTATTAACGATACACAAACAGATCTTTATCATGAATTCAATGCTTTAATCGTAAATCTTAAAATGGAACATGGCACAAAAAATTGTATCGCTCCAATCGTTAAAGCTATTGAAGAAATTTTGATTGACTGTGATGATGATCGTGTTAATGAAGTTACTGACTCTTCACTTAAATCTTATATCAAACAGCACTGTACAAAGAAGAAACTTTCATATAATTGGAAAGACAAACATGATAAAATTTATACTCACTTAAAACGAGGTGAATCAATCGTAACAACTTCTACTTCATTTGGATTTCCTGAAAAATCTAAGTTTGCTCTTCAGACTTACATCGCTACTAAATTTGGTGACAGAGACAATTTCATCAAACAGCACGAAGTTAAACTTAAAATCAAAATAGTAGTAGAAAAGCCTAGTCTCACCACTGAACAGATGGTAACCTCAAGGTCAGGTGATCTACCTAAACAAATGGATAAAGCATTGGAACTATATCTCCTATTGATTGAGAATGAAATTGGTGCAGAAAAAGCTGCTGAGCTGAGACTACTGTCAGTAAAAATGAGTAAGGTTAGCTAATGGCACCCGCTTATCTCAAAATGGATTCATTTAACAATTTGCCGGACTATGTCGATAAGTTCTTTACTATAACTTATCCTGGTCGTATAAGTATTAATAGATTCAGAAGAGTAATTACCGAACTATCATTACAACCAGGATCAGAAGTAATTAACTATTTTAGAGACGAAGTTAGTGTAAACCTTCTAAATGCTTCTCCAATTCTAGAGATAGTATCTAGTCCTGCAACTGACTCCTTCCTGTTGAGTATTATTAATAATGCTAAATATGATATTGAAATATTAGATGTCGACAATATGAAAGACGCAGAACAATTAGTTCAAACAAAGAGGCTGTATGCATAAAAACGAAAAATGGAATGAAGAAAAAAATACGATAGTTCACAATAACTCTAGCATGATGAGTCATATTATTATGGAAAGAATTGGTAACATAGACCCAGACGATTACGAAACTTTGAAAGAAGCAAATGATTGGGCAGTAGATATAAAAATTAACGGCATTCAGATTACAACTTTAGATGCTTCAAAATTTCTTAAAGCTTTGTATGACAGATCTTATGCTAAATCTATTAGCAAAGAAGCCAATAAGTTATTTGAAGAAAAATGGGACAAGACATTTGGTCCTATAGAAGATTCAGTAGCGGCAGCTCGTGATATGCTATCATCAACTTTTATTAACGAATGGGAAATTGACAATGAAGCTTAAAGTAAATTGGTACAATATAGTAGAAGGTGAAAATTTAAGAGCAGTACTAGATTCATTACCTGAAGAGATCTCGTCTCAGTTTATCTATGCACAAAGAAAACAATATGATGAATACTATGTAAGAATGAATGATACTGTTATAGATCTAACACTTGAACATATACATGCTATAGCTCAGAACGAAGAAGTAACATTATATTATGATTCAATGGAGATTGGTCCATGACAAAACACCACAGAAATAGATTAGAAGATGAGCTCAACGCTAAAGAATATATTAGCACATTAATATTATTACTGACATCTACTTTATTATTCTCATACTTCTTTTATAATGAGACTCGTTATGATTTATTCTTCCACTTCTTAGCAGGCAATACTATGACATTGTTTGTAGGACTAACACTTTATGAGCTTAAGTTTAAAGTGTATGTAAAGATGAGAGCTCTTAAAGGTAATACATATATTCTCAATGACTATCCTATTCATATCAGAATGAGATCTGCGGATAATCCTACTCCTATATTTGCAAAGAATGCTGCGGCTAGAACTCAGGAAAATGTAGAATGGTGGGTAAACCATTTCGGTAGCATTGCTGCAACTAAACAAAAGATCTTGTTATACAAAGCTGTGGAACCCATGGATATTAAAGATGCTATATTGATTAGTGGTAAGGATTCTGAGTCACTGGAACACTTAAGACAACCTAATAAAAAGTACTTTAAGATGGAACGCTATGACGGCTTAGATGAATTCAATGCACCTAGATATATCTGTGTAGATGTAAAAAACATATATGGAGAAGATTCAGTAAGCGATGGAGATGCGGATAAAATTTTGTTAAGTATCATGGCATCCAAGCTTTACTCATAAATGATAAATATACTAAATATTAATTTAATCATGGAAACACTATGAAGCCTAGTAAATTTAACTCAATTTATGAAAGTGTCAAGAAAGATACTAAAACTCCAACTCCAATAATGGAAGCTATTTTAACTGAAGCAACTGATGAGCAATATCTGAAGTATGTTCTGAACTTAGGTGAGCATTTAGAGAATAAAATTAATGATCTCTTACCTAAGTATACTGCAAAACTTGATAAAAACAATGTACCTCATTCATTCAGAGACAAATTTTATACACATTTTAAAAATGCAATTAAAGAAATTCTTCCAGAAGTACAGACAGTATTTGAAGATATTGAAAACGAAACTTATCAATTTGAAGACACTCTTAAAGCAGACCTAGAAAAATACATTGAAGATGGTGTAGAGTTTTATGGCGATGTAGAAGTTGGTGATATTAAATCTGAAACTGTTGGTACAGATAAACATCCAGGAGATACTGGAAGAGATGCTAAAAGAATTCTTGCGTTTACTCTCACTGCCGAAGACGATGATGTAGAAGCAATTGCCAATAACATTAAACACTACCTAGAAACTTTGCTTGAAAACATGAGTGTTACTTGTGTAAAAGTAGAAGGTCAAGAAGTAGTTAACTTTAGAATAGAGCCTCTTGTAATTGGTGAGTCTGAAGTATTAGAAGAAGACGAAGAAACTTTTGAAGAAAAAGCTGCACAAGATAAAACACGGAGATACTAGTGTATACTGAAGGACATAAAGTAGGAGATCATTTCGATATCCACCGTTCACAAGGATACGGATATAGTAAAGACCGAAGAGAGATTAGTCCTTATAAAGGTTACCATCCTAATATGACTTATTTAACTTCTGAATTTAGAATTACAGAAATAAATGATGATCATTATGTTGTAACTGTTTTAGGTGATGGAAGTTTCACTATTAGTAAAACATTACTTGACAAATTTGATAGTGTTGAAACTCAGAAGCAAGAAAAGCAGGATGAAGCAGATGCTAAACATGCAAAGTCAGATGAACTTATTGATAAGATTAAAGCATCTTATTCCATTGGAGATTCATTAGTTGCTAAGCATGATCTTACTAAAGAGAAGCTTCAATACAATCCTATCACTATCAAGAAAGCATTCTTCGGTGATGAAAAACTATGGGTCAAGGAAGGAAGAAAGAAACGAATCAAAGATTTCAGTTCTAATGGAGTTCTATTCGTAGGTCACGGTGATTATATTAATGCTGCTGATGTAGATGAATTCTTTGAACTAAACCTATCATTAAATGAAAGTACTGATTCTGAATTTGATATATCTAAGGGTGATACCGCAATCTTCATATATGACAAAAATGATTTAGATAATTATAGAAAGTATAATTTTGATCATGCTGACCTAAGATCTGGTTCGAACTCATTATCTCATTATGATGAAAAGGAAGCTACAATCCGTGGTGGAACTTATAGAGATGGTGAATCTATAGAAGATCATTATACTATCGATTTCAAAGATGGTGTAGAATTAGCAGGCGTACATACTTCTAAACTAAAGAATATAGTGAAGAACCAATAGTCCGTCAGTTACTACCGGAAAAACAGATAAATACATATACAAATTAAAAGAACGAAATGATTATGACTAAGCAACAAAATACAATGAATAATACATCAGAACCTTGCGGCTCTGACTATCCGTCGTATAGTGGAGTTCATAATCCCTGAATAATATTTGTAACAGAATTTATTAATAAAGGGATAAAACATTAGTTTTTATCCCTTTTCTGTTGTACAAAAACCTAAAGTGTTGTATATTAAATCATATAACAAATAACTCGAAAGCGTAGTTATTAAAAAAGATCATTGACAGAATGTAAGAAATGTAAGAAAAACTTGATGTAGTTCAAGATTAGTTCGAACTTCTTGAACTAAGAGATAAATAACTATAGAACAATCTATAGGAATTTATCATGCACTACATCATTTATAAAACAACCAATACAATTAACAACAAGATCTATATAGGTCAGCATAAAACAGAAAAGCTAGATGATGGTTATCTAGGTTCTGGTACTAAACTTCGTGAAGATATTAAATTATTCGGAACTAAGTTCTTTGAGAGAGAAATTTTATTCGAATGTAACGATTCAGATGAAATGGATTTATTAGAAGCTAAGTTAGTAGACTTTGATTTTGTATGTCGATCTGATACTTATAATCGCTGTGTAGGTGGACAAGGTGCCAATTGGCATGAGTCTATGGAAGCAGGTGGTAATTTATATTATGACGATAATGGTAATGTATTAAATGGTCAAGATGGCAGAGGAAAACAGAATCTTTTATGTGGAGCAGAATTAGTAAACGTTCTTAAAGAATCAGGTAAATACGAGCAATGGTGCTTAAATATATCTGAAGGTCTTAAGGGAAATACTTTCTGGTTAGGTAAACAGCATACAGATGAAACTAAGAGAAAGATTGGCTTAGTAACATCGAAGGCTCAAAAAGGATCTGGTAATTCTCAATTCGGTAAATGTTGGATTCATAGCCTTGAAGAAAAGGTTAGTAAATCTATACATAAAACTGATCTAGAAGATTATTTAAGTAAAGGTTGGATTAAAGGAAGAAAAATGAAATTTTAAAATTCCGCGGTAGAACAATTGGTAGTTCGACTCACTGTTAATGAGTAGGTTGTAGGATCGTACCCTGCCCGCGGAGCTTTGTTATAATAGACTGCTAGCATGGCTGAGTGGTTTAAAGTAGCCCGCCGCTTGCGGGTAGGAAGTAATTACCTCGGAGGTTCGAATCCTTCTGTGAGTACTCTATTATAACTATTGACTTTTATTACTATCCCAGCTATCGTAGACTAAGCCACCTGCTTTGTGGTTATAACTTGATCGAAAGTAGTTTACAGTATGTTACGCATACCCGCCAAATGTTCTGTATATTGTGATAGTAATAAAATTTAAATTATCCCGGCAAGTAGTTATCCATGAAGATTTCCGTACGGCTAGTAGATTTATTTCAATCACGTAGTAGATAATTTAATGACAGCTAGGAAAGACTAGTTTTGATCAAATGTGACTTAGAAGGTTAGAGATGAAATTACTTCGGTAATGCTTAGAAGCGGTAGGATGAACATGCATAGTAGGCCTGCTAAAGTTTATACGCTCTTAAAGTGTGCATAATATTTGATCGAATGACTGTTAGGAAAGACTAGCATATTTTTGGAGAGGTGTCTGAGTCCGGCTTAAAGATCTAGTCTTGAAAACTAGCGGTGTAGCAATGCATCCCAGGGTTCGAATCCCTGTCTCTCCACTTTAACAAAGGGTCGCCTTCGATTCCCTCCAGTTTAAAAACTGTTAGACTCCGTTGGTCCTGATTAGAACCTAAAGTCGACCATGGTGACAATGATGCTCCTACCATCAGTTAGAAAAAGTAGGATAAGGGCCATTCGTCTAGTTGGTTAGGACTCGGGATTGTCTATCCTGCAACATCGGTTCAAATCCGATATGGCTCGCTTAGTATTATCCCAAATTGATTCGCGAAGTGGTTACTATCTACTGAGCTTATCAATGGAAGGCGGCGCCTTTCAACGCAGATAGTATTCAATGACTGCTAGGAAAGACTAGCAAATGTAGAAGAGTAAAGCGAAATTTGGTATCGTCACGGGTTGCTAACTCGTTTGTCAGTTTAAATGGGCATGTCGGTTCGATCCCGACCTCTTCTGCCACATGTCTCTATAGTTCAGTTGGTTAGAACACCGGGTTTTCATCCCGGCAACACGAGTTCGAGTCTCGTTGGAGATGCTTAGTATAATGACTGTTAGGAAAGACTAGCAAACACATGCGAATGTAATTTCAACGGTAAAATGCCTGGCTTCCACCCAGGACTTCTCGGTTCAAATCCGAGCATTCGTACTTTAAATCTAATAGATCTGACTTCTAAATGATGTGAAATTAGTTGACTGATAGGAAAGACTAACATTTAATAAGCTGGTTGTTACTGATGTAGTCCCTACATGTAGGATAGCTAACGAGGGAACGTAACATATACGGTCATTGCTGAGTAGATTAGTATTAACTGCAGAAAGGTACTTTTTGAAAACCGGGCTAATGTGCAGGTTCGAATCCTGTGGCCAGCACCATTTTTAAGATTTTGTAATAGCTCAACTGGCAAGAGCTGCTGTTCGAACAGTGAGTCCACGTTCAAGTCGTGGTTACAACATGGATTGGTTTCCCATGGCAACAATTAACCAAACACTGTGCTGATTGAGCAATTGGTCGCTTAGGGGACTGTAAATCCCTGGTCTTAGACGTGTAGGTTCGAGTCCTACTCGGCACACTTTTACTCTATGGTGTAATTGGTAACACAGGTGGTTTTGATCCACCCATTCTTGGATCGTACCCAGGTGGAGTAGTTTTAGTTTGTGATATAGCTCAGTTGGTTAGAGCGCTCGGTTCATATCCGAATTGTCCGAGGTTCAAGTCCTCGTATCACAACCAAGTTTTTATTGCGGGATGGAGCAGTTAGGTCAGCTCACTTGGCTCATAACCAAGAGGTCGGAGGTTCGAATCCTTCTCCCGCTACCAGTTTTAAAAGAGTGATTAGCCAAGTTGGTTAAGGCGGTCGATTGCAAATCCTCCATGCGTCAGTTCGAATCTGACATCACTCTCCAGTTTTATCGGAGTGTAGGATAGTCTGTTTAATCCGCCGCATTTGGGATGCGGAAACCGGAGGTTAAAATCCTCCCACTCCGACCAATTTATTATAAGAGCCTGCTTAGCTCAAAGGCAGAGCGCCGATTTTGTAAGTCGGGGGTTGAGATCTCGGAATTCTCAGCAGGCTCCATTTTTTACATTCAACATAAGAAACGAGTTTAATTATGCATACTATAGAAGAACAACTAGAAACATCAAAGAGTTTAACTGCTGAAGTGATATCACGATTGCTAAATACAACGGATTTATTTGGCGAAGAATATAAGGCAGGTGACAAGTTACTCCATGTTGCTATAAGAGATACAGATACTCTCCGTGTTAAATCACTTGTTTCTAGAAATGTAGATAAATTCAATAGACTATATGATCTACATGAAGATAAGTCCTATACTTTATTTAAAGATATGTAGGCTCACTTAATAAAAGGTCTATTTATTTAGGCCTTTTGTGTTGTACTTATCATATAACATGTTTATATTCTAGATAAATAGATAAAATATAAAAGAGAATTGCATGTCAAAATTTATAAAGTTGTATGAATCAACTAAAGCTCAATTCACTGAATCTGACGCTAATACAGGTATAACTTTTCGCATTAAAAATATTAAGAACCCTGATACTGTATCTAAAAGTGGCACTCAGAATAAATTTAGAGGCGCCTATGCTAAAATATTTAACATACTAGAACGAGACCAGATATTTACTGATATGTATTGGGATGCTGGATCATACATGGAAGGAGACGACTTAATTCTTCCTATTTCAGCAGAACCTGATCAGTACCAATTGGACGAAATTTTACAATTGAGAAACGTCTCCTTAGATAAATAGATAAAATACAAAGAGACACATAACATTATGTCAAAATTTAATAAGTTGTATGAATCAACTAAAGCTCAATTCTTCAAAGAAGAAGAAGCACCCCGCGATTATGAAGTATATAAATCTATGAAATCTAATAAACCCGCCAAGCTTGGTGAGTTTGTAAAAAACATTGATGGATTATTTGATATGTATCTAACAGTAAAGTCTGCTGGAAACTTCTATGACTTTGTTGAAAATCCTGATTCAGTTGAATTCAAATTTGATGAAGGTAAAAGATTAGTGTATACTTATTCTGAGAATAAAGGAAATTTGTCAATGGGATCCCGTGAACTATGGGCTACTAAAGAATTAAGATCTAATAGCAAAGCATTCAATAAAGGTAAAGAGAATAAGATGGCAATGCCTAATGATTTAGAAGGTGCAACTCAAGCTGTTCTTGCTCATTATGATAACTACAACCCTACTGGTCATGTTCCCATGGCTATGCACTAATAAGGAATAACATGTCAAAATTTAAAAAACTATACGAATCAACTAAAGCTCGGCTAGTATCCGAGAGTTCTGAACATTTACAATACCTAGAAAAGGATGACTATCTTAATAAATATTCTCCTACGGAAGAAAGTCGTTTACCACAAACTGGTCAATGGATTTTAGGAAATGATGAGTCTCATCTAGATGATGATATTCAATTCATAGGTAAGATTGGTTCTTACGGCTATAACAACTACACTGATTTAGAAAGAGTTGAACTTAGAGAGCGCTATAATTATGTCAACGGTAAGTATCAATTTGCTCAACATGGCCAACTTGGTTTAAACGTAGGTGACTTAATAGATAAAGGTTTCAAAATTGTTGAAATCGATGTACCAGATAGCGTACAAACTTTAGAAGATATAGAGAAGCTATTCGATCAAGTAAATCTCACTATTCTAGATAAATAGATAAAATACGATTTAAACAAAAGAGAAATAATGTCAAAATTTATGAAATTATACGAGTCAACTAAACAAGCTCTAAACGAGAACGTAACATACTCTGATGAAGTTTCAGCACTAGCACCTGATTATAACGAAAACGGTAAGACCTGGCGAGAGCGCGGTTACTTTATTGCGCCAGTAAAACCTGGACGTTTTGCTCATCTGCATAATGGTCCTAAATTGACACACGTGTTTCAACCTGCTGAAGTAGCTTTCAAGTTTGGACGCCCTTTAGAATTTACCAGCGAAGCAGACGCAAACGAATTCTTAGATTCAGATTGGTTTGACGGTAACATATATGATATCGATAAATCAAAATTGTCTAAAGATGGCCAATTCGCAATATATAAGATGGGCGGCTTCTCTGGTAATATGACAGATGAAAATAAGCACGCTGAGCATGGTTGGCATTTGTATAATACTGACGATGAGGAATTTGCTAAGAGATACGTATTACTTAGTAATATGGATTTGCAATGGTCTAACAGTGGTGGAGGCAGAGTCGTTTATGCAGTAGATGATAAATCTTCAGTAGCAGCTAAATAACATGTCAAAATTTATGAAACTATATGAGTCAACTAAGACTCAAATTATGAAAGAAGAATACACTAAGCACCCGATGAAAGACTTTAAACATTCAGTTCAAGTGTCTGGTACTAATGGAGATAAAGCTCTTGAAATTGCTCGAGCTAACTTTGATGAAGAAGATTACATAGTAAAAATACTTTTTAACTTCTGCTTTAGAACAGAAGAAAACTTAGCTAAGTTTACTGAACTTCTTAAAGGTGATAATCTTCTTAAAGAATCAAGGAAACCTGATGAGAAATTATCATTGAATTTATCTGCTATAACAACTAAAGTAGAAAGTTTAAAATCAGTTAAGACAAATAAAGCCTTTGATAAAAAGGTAGAATCTATTAAAAAAGATTTAGATAAAGTTAAGACAGTTTTTGTAAAAGAAGATGTAACTGAATACAAATACCGCATTGAACTTGCTGATGAAGATGCTATCGAGTTATTCTTAACTAAATACAATTCAGCTATTGAAGTCGCTCAAAGTCGTGGACCTAAAGTTCAAGAATTTAATCTTAGTGATGAAAGTGTTGTCGGTGGAATGAAAGATATTTACGGTAATGCTCTTCAGATTAAAGAAGATCCTAATGCTGTTGAAGAAATCAGTGATGAAGCTGTTAAACATGCAGCTCAAACTAAAGAAGGTCTTAAAGAAACCTGGGATAAGTTTGCAGAAGTGTCCGATGCAATAAGTGACTATGTAGGTGGTGAAACTCAAACTAGATTTAGATTTGAGAACATGACAAGCCATACTCCTGGTGATGATCTAAGTTATCAAGTAGATAATATCTACACTATTCCAGCAGACCAATTAGAATCAGGTGAACAGCTAACAATTACAGTAGGATTCATTAAAGAGTTTGATGAAGATGAACCTAACGCAATTGAAGTTGAAATTGACACTCCAATTGGACGCGGAGATCAAATGGAGATTTATCTAGATAGCGAGTTTGCTTCTGATCTTAGAGATTTCTTGGAAGATAATATTGAGTGGACACCTGAAATTTATGGTGAAGACGAATACTAGTTTCTAGCTAAATAGTTTTATGAATGCCCTTTCGAAAGATTGGGCATTTTTATTGTAAAAGGATTGTACATTACTTTTAGTTGGTATATACTAGACTTATCAATTTAATTAACGGAAGCAATTTAATATGAAAGCATTTACATTTCCAGAAAACTTTAACAACACTCTTAAAGATCGTATTTTATCTAAAGCAAAGAAGATGAGTAATTCAATTACTGAATTTGAAATGTATGTTAATCGATTCATTACAATTGAATCTAATCTAACTAAAAAATCTATTCATATGTCTAAGCCAATCGAAGAAGAAAACATTGAAATAGACTATGAAGAAAAGTATAAAAATTTAGCAGCTAATATTAAAAAGTATCATAATGAAGCCAAAGAAGCTCAACTTGCAAGTTATAACGATGAATCATATTATGACGCTCTTGCTGGTAGAGAATCATTAGCAGATGATCTTTTACTAACAATCAAAAGTAGTACATCTCTTAACAAGTATGAGTATACTGGTGATGGTCTAGCACTTGGATCAACTGGTATTATACTCGCCCGATCTCTTGAAGAAGCATCAAGTATTATGAAAAGTAACATGCAATTTGGTTTAGAATTTAATGAAGAAGGCACTAAGCTCATAGAGTCTGATATTAAATTTAAACCTCAACTAATTAACTTTGATTCAGGAGATTACTAATGTCAGATGAAGCTAAAGAATTTTTAAAGTATGTTATATCAATGCTTTACGGTAATTCACAGCGATGGTTAGTGTTTCAATATTATGATAACATTGAATTAAGTACTCCTGAATTTGATGAACTGGCAGAAATGTTTAGAGACTATCAATATGATCCAAGTGATCCTCATGATATTACTTTCCATGAAGCAATAGAAGATCTTATTATCAAATGTGAAATAGATCTGGATGGTGTTTGTTCTCCTAATAGTAATGGAAACTTTAGTAAGAAATATGCTTGTGCCAGATATGGATACGATACTGGAATTAAATTATGGAAAGCTATTTATGATAAGATAGACTCCATGGACACCGAATACGAAGATAGCTTTCGTGTTAAAGAGTTAAATGTAGAAGAGGAAGAAGAAGGATTTAGAAAAGCAAATTCATGTTGCGGATCACATGATTGGAAAGAAACTATCGATAACAGAAACTTTGAATTAGGATTTAATTATGGGCATTAGTGATCCAGACAGTAACAAAGGATTTAATAGAGGTATACTAATTTTTATAGTTATTTGGATAATCAGTATGTCTCTATTAACTATACATTCAAATAAACGTGATAAAATATGTAGAGAAAACGATCATACTTTTGATGGAAGATATAGAGTTAGAACTATGCAAGCTTATCATTCAGAAGATCATGAAAGAATTCTTCATTTCAATGCTGATGGTACACCTAAAATGTATAACCAATGCAGCCTCTGTAAAGATTACGTTTACAAATAAAAGATCTTTCTTGCTATATAACTTACTTATAAGTTAGTATTTTGAGAACATACAATAGCAAGATGACTGCTAGGAAAGACTAGCAAATTTTATGTTTCTTATTTAATAAACAGGATAAGAAACAATGACTAAGAAAATAAAACCAGAATTAGAAAGCTTTGACTACATCGGTAATGTTATCAAAGAAAACGATGTAATATGCATGATCAAAGGCGGATATAAATCATCTAGCAACTTAGCATCGTACGCTGTAACAACGGTAAAGACTCGCAACGCAGATAACTCTAGAAAGAAAATTCCATCTTTGTTAGTAAAGGAGTTGTCAATTACCGAAAACGGTGTTAAGTTTATATCAACACACGAACAAGAAATGCAAGGAAGATTCGTTGTAGCAAAAGCTATTAACATTTCACACTTGCTTACTGAAGATCAGAAACTACAATTAATAACTAGTCAAATGTACAGTTAAACTAAGGAGAAACTAATGACAGAGCTACGCAAATTGCAATGCAGCAATTCACGTTTAGGTATTATGATTACAGGTGGAGGAACAATCCTTTGCCATAAATTACTTGGACACGGTGGCTCTTCGTCATTAGTTGATTCATTTAATGTTCCATACAGCATGGAATCTTTAGTTAACGAGATTGGCTCAGTTGAAAGCTTTTGTAATACTGAGATCTCACAGCGATTGTCAGATTCTGTATTACAGAAATTAGATAGAACACTTACGGAAGATGATCGTACTGATATTGCTGTAGGTGTAACTGCATCATTAACTCGCGGACCTGATGATCGTAAAGGTAGAACTAACGAAGCATTCATTACAATTCAAAGTAAAAAAACTCAGTTAGACTTACACTTAAAGATTAATGATCTTACTGATTTCAATATTTACGAAGGTAACAGAGAATCTCAAGAATCATTAGTAGCTGACACTGTATTAGATGCTATTTACTATTTCACAGGTATCAAATCTAAATTGTCAAATGTAGTAGTAGTTGATGAAGTTAAACACTTTGTATTTCCTGGCTCATTCAATCCAGTACACTCGAAGCATATTGAAATTGCTACAGTAATGCTTAATGAGAATCCTGGATCATCTTTAGATTTTGAATTTTCAGCAGTGAACGCTGATAAAGAACCTGTGACTAGACTTATTCTTGCTAAACGTGGCAAAGTAATTTCTGAAAAAATTGATACTACTGGCGATTTTGGTGTAATTTACTCCAAGAATGCTTTCTTTATTGACAAAGCTAAAGAGAATCCTTTCTCTACTTTCCTAGTAGGCATGGATACCTTTACTCGAATTCTTGATACTAAGTATTATCACGATAGCGAGAACATTATGCTAAATACTTTCTATGAAATGTGTGTAAAGAACAAATGTAAGTTCATGGTATTTGAAAGACAAGGTTCTACTAAGCCTGAAGTACCAACTGAAATTGCTCAGTATGTAGAATTTGTTCCAACCAGCATTTATAAAGATGATGGTACTTCAAGTACAATTGTAAGAGCAGCATTAGAAGTTTTAAACACGGAGGTTTAAGATGAGAATGAATATTAACTTTGAATTTTTGAGATTACATTTTGAAGATTTTAAATCTAAGATGTCATATTCAAACTCTGAACTTAAGTACATGTATAATCAACTCCGTGCTAAACGATTCACTGATGCTGGAGATATTAATAAATCTCGATTTGCTAGACGTCAGCTACTTGGTTACATTAAAGTAAATGGATTGATTAAGCGTCAAGAAACTTATGCTACTAATCATCAGCGCGAGATTTGGACTAACAAACAAAATAAAGAAATGATAAAGCGGCTAACTGATGAAATTAAAAGTAGTAGTTGGGTTATTACTATTAATGATAGAATGCAAAGTGATGTTGAAGATAAACAGAGAGATCTTAATTCAAATAGATTAATAGATCTTATAGTAGACAAATGCTATATTGCAGAATCATCCCCTAAAGTTAGAAACTTATATTGCGGAACTAAAGTAAAGTTCAAGATTCTTAACATAACATTATCTTATAATAGCAGCATTGGTTATACTAACAACTATACTTTGGGATATTTTAACGCAGGACTCAACGAACCAGGTCCTCATACAATATTCAAAAAGGTTGCAACTTTTAACCTAAGAGAATTAAGTAACGATTATACAAGTATCAAAGAAATTTAAAAATAAACAAAATAAAAGGTCTATTATTTAGGCCTTTTGTGTTGTACTTATCATATTCAAGGTATATTATTAGATAAGCAATAATAAGGAGACATACGATGTCAAACAGAGATACTATAGAAGCTACACTTAAAATGTACGGAGGTGATGAGATAGATGGATTAAGTCGACTTCAACTCGACAAGAAGGTTACTAAACATTTCCTTAAAGATGCTGGCATTACTAGTCCTTCAAAAATAAGACCGGGTCACGTATTCTATTCTAATACGTGTAAGTATACTTTCCTTAGAAAGTTTGATGAGCGTCAAAAGAATAGACTTCCTAATAGACCTCTTAATAGAAAGACAAATCAATTGATGTATATCTCTGAGCGTCTTAAGACAGGTGTTAAACAAATTTGTCGTACATCTCCAGGCAATCTGTTTAATAGAAAGTACAACAGAATAGGGATACCTCTTACAGAAAAGGAATTATCTGATCTTAACAAAGAACATACTTTAGCATCATATCTACCTTACCCTTTAGTAAGCTTAGATAAAACACATGAACTTGGTGTTATGTATCAACTGGATCCTACGTGTGATGCAGCAGCGTGGTACAAATCACCTGATCAACCTCCAACATTTTATATTTCAAACATACAACCTCGGAATTCTCTATGAAAGATGATGTAGATGACTTTTATAGTCAAAACAAAAGAGTAAGAATTGTATTAGAACAAGATTACTACTTTCCTAAATACATGAATGATGATGACATTCGTTCATGGTTCACTGGTCCTAATGGACTCAATGGACACCACGCAGCGAGAGATTTTGGTCGTGGTCCAAAAACTTTAAAATGTCTCAGATTTAAACCATGGACCGAAAAGGAGTATCCAAATGGCGAGACCGATAAACAGATCACCATGGAGCAGCAGAATGACAAGTGATCAATATGAAAGTTTAGCTGATATTCATGGAGATAAGTTATCTCATACTGATGACGATTTTGTTGATAACAACTTTAAGCATTTGTTTTGGGTGAAAGATTGGGATGATACTCGCGGATATATACTTAAGCATCTAAAAAATGGTCATGGGCTTCTTGATACTAAGAGGATGATTTTGATGACATTTAAAAGATGCTTAGGACCTGAAGGTATTCGCATTATATCTAGAGATGTGACTCAAAACGATGCAACACTTGTAACGTTATCAGCTTATGATCCTGCAGTATCTCCTGACTATGATGGTCCTTCTGATGTTACTGCAAAAGAACTTCGTGAATCTGAGACTAACAGACTTAACTTGATTATTAAAGAAGATCCTGATTATTCTAAATATAAATTTAAATACAAAAGCAAAATCAGAAGATATATGAAGGCTGGTTGGAGTAAAAGAATCATATTGAAAAAGGTAGAAGAACATGTTAAAAATGATCGCACTCGACTAGCTATGGAAGGACATTTTGATTCATATCCAGTTGAGTGGCAATCTAATATAAAATCTTATTTAGATGCAGGACATTGTATAGATGATGTTAAACAAAAAATAAGAGATGATATACGTCTAAAGGACGATGAAGAATACTTAAAAGAACGTGAATCAGAAAGCCGGGAATCGGCAAGGATATTTGAAGAAATGGATAAGCAATCAGACAAAGAAGACCAACATATTAAATTAGCTGCAGCACAACAAAGTCATGAAGTTACTTATAGATCTCTTCTTGTAGGAACGGCAATAGGAGGTATTGCTGGCATCGCTATAATATTACATAAAATTGCATCTGTTCCTAAAGGCGATATGTCTAAATTCGAATCAAGTGGTGGATTGTTTATGTGTTCAATGGTAATGGCCATGATAATCATTATGACTATAGGAATATCTATATTTCTTAAAGGACGATTACAAAAAACATTGACACTCGAAGATATTGCATCTAAAGGATCTGCTCCACATGTTAATGTATGTGTATTAAAAACTGCATCGCAATCCACTAATGATCATGCAACAAATGCGGCTAAGATTAAGACGTATACAATTGGTCAAATCGAAGATTCAATCAAAGAATTATATAATCTTATGAATACTCCTAATGATCTACCTAAACTTGAGCATGCAGCATTAAGACTTAAGGATACTATATATGATCTTAGTTCTCAGTTAGATTCGAAGTTGAATATTCTCAAAGAGTCTCATGAAAAGCTTATTAAAATAAACCAGTCAGGTGAAGCTATGTCACATATGAATTCTACTTCAGCTGTAGCAAAATCGATTTACGGTGATATGAATTCTATGCTAACTACATCTCTATCAGATGCTAAAGTAAAAATCGAAAAGGTTACTGAAACTCGAGAAGTAGCAAGAGCTATGGAAAGATATTTCAAAGTCTGGATTACTTTAATTGAATCAGAAGTCAATACAATTCAAGTAGAAGATATCTGCGGAATGCTTACGAAGTTTATCACAACTATTAGTGAAATCGAACAAAGTCGTGAGACTAAACGAAACGTTGATAGAATTGAACAAGACATCAAAGTAAATAGAGAGTTAGAAGATCTTTACCTTCCAAATCAAGAAAAAGTAGCAGTTAGTTAATAAATAGATTGTACAGAACTTAAATGTAAGTTAACTTAATAAAAACAAGGAGTTTATAATGAGTACAATTAATGACATTAACAGTATGACTTTTAATGAAGCCAATACACCTGAAGAAAATAACAAATTCATGAAATTAATGCATGATGAAAAATCTCAGATATCTAAAGAAAGATTTGAAACTACATTCTCTCATTATGGTCTATCTGATGATATGAATAAAGAGGTGATCGATTCTCTTTATAATGGTATATCAGTAGGAGATATTAAGATTGCTCTAAGAGCCGACACTAAAGATCCAGCAGTGTTTAGTACTTTAGCAAATAGCATTAATGATATTGGCGATGACATTGAAGATAATCCTGGCTTTGATATTATGAAAGATCTTGTCAGTAAAGTTAATAAATCTACTACTCATTTAGATGTAATGGAATGGTCTGAAGTAATTGAAACAGCAATGGAAACTCAATTTCAAGAAGATTAACCAAAAGTGATTGTACTTTATGTTAATGTGTGGTATTGTATATCAACATTAATATAAAGGAACTCATTATGCCCGATATAATTTTAAGAGTTGGCAAGTCCGGTCCAATGGAAAACGTCAAAGAAGTAGCACAATACATCAATGATCATTACGGAACTAAGTTTCACTTCATGGATATTATAGAATGTGAGTTAGATCTTGATCTTACTGAAGAAATTATCAACAATACTTGGACTGATACTTGTGTAAGAGAACGTTTGATTAGTGAAGTATTCTTACATCACATAGGACTTGAAGTTCCATGTTATGGATCTGATGAAGTTGAAAAAGAAACATTTTATTTAAAATTAGCGGAGATTTCATAATGGCTATCAAACATAAATCAGATATTGAAGATCGTAAAATTGAAATTGATCTCACTGGTCCTGAAGGAAATGTATTTGTATTGATGGGCCATGCTACTCAACTAGCTAGACAACTTGGTTTGGATGCAAAAGGTATTTGTGCACTTATGATGTCTTCTGATTATGAAAACGCCGTAGAAGTATTTGATTCTTACTTTGGTGAATATGTAATTCTGTGGCGCTAATGTTTAAGTTCGTTAATCTAGACAACTTAGGCAGAGTTAAAATCGAGTCTAAAAAGTTTCCTAATAAGTATGGAAGTAAATTTATATCAAACAATCAATTCTGTAAGCTTAGATCTCTTGGATACATAGGTAAGTGGATAGAGTTCAACAACTATACAGGCTTCAGAACAGAACAACTTCAATCAAAGAAGTCATTGTTCTTTAAGCTATTAGATAATCGTATACGATGCAAGATAGTAATGAGAGAATTTGGAAGCTTATCCGATAGTCAGATACAAGCTGTGGCTGAGCGTGTTAAAGTATCTAGCAAATACTTTGCATCTACACTTGGTGTCCAAACATTATTGTTTGATAAATATGAGATAGATAAAACAACTAAAACCAGAATGCCACACTATCATGATAGTACTAACATCAGAATCTTTGATAAAGGAATCTCTCTAGAAGAAATCCTAGAGAGAAAACGTTACGAAGCTATGTACTCTTAATTTTATTAGTTCGTTTTACTAGAAGGTCAGGGTTAATTTCTCTGGCTTTCTTTGTGTAAGTAGGAGTAAGATCTTGCCATGATCCAATTCTAGATTTCTTAAGAACTCGAGTAATCCAAGATTCTTTGATATCATATCCACTTTCAATAATAAACTTTTTAGCATAGCCTCTAAATATAACTTCTTTACCTTCCTTTACTTCTATAGGCTTGGTACCAAACTTCACATAAGGCCCTTCTTTAAACACAGATTCAACTACATTCTCAGTCTGTAAAGTATTATAGTTAGTTGCCATAATCACTTTCTCGACATCTTCTAGTTCTAATTGCAATGGACCACGCTTCCATCCATCAGCTTGAAGTTGATCATTACATTCTTCAGTTGTACCAAAAAACTGAGCTACTGCATTACTAACAATGTCATATCCTTCGAAAGATTCTAAAAGAGATCCATCTGCACTAGCTTTATACTTATACTCATAACAAGGAAGGTGAGCAAATTTAATTCCATCTAATCTAATATTAGGAGTGGTACCAATTCTATAACTCGGGTAATATCTTAAGCATTCTTTGATATCATATAATCCATACTCAATTACGATATTCTCTTTGCCATTAGTAAGATATAAAGGATAGTCTCTTTGGAAGTCTTCATCTAAATAAGCTTCTACTCTTTCGGTATCAGTATTCTCAAAGTATCTATCTTTGTAAAGTTTCTGAATGACATTAAAGTTGTAGTACTTCTTTTCCATTGGAGCTCTTTCATTATAAGCAAGAGTACCAAGTTCTATTTGCATTCTAAGCTCTTCCCAGTTAAGTTCAGAATAAGAATAACAGAACATTAATATATGTCTTTCAAAATCTTGTTCTCCATACTTTTTAATGTCATCCCATAAGTAATTAGACGAGCCCCAATATTCACGCCAATTTGATTCTTGACCTTTATTGCCTTTCCCTTTACCAAAGAGTTGTTTCTTACCAATGTATAAGTAAGGTTCTACTATTGATTCGATTAAGTTAGTTCTTCTGATTTCGTATATGAATCCTACTGAATCTTCAGGAATCATGAAATCATTTCTATTTTCGTATAACCACATATTTTTAAATTAAGTTGTATTTTAGTTATAAGAAACAATGTTATTTGTTTATTTGTGGTATATACTATAGCAAGAATATTAAAAAAGGAAATACATATGTCAGTAAAAGAATCACTCGATATTATCAAAGAAAAGAAAACTCATGTATTCAATACTACACCAGCTGAAACTAAAATTTCTTTAGTTCTTGGAAGATTTCAACCTCCTACTAAAGGACATGTTCATATTGCTAAACAAGCAGATCATCCAGTTATCGTAGCAATCGTACGTGGTAAGAAAACATCTGAAGATAAAGAAACTAATCCATTCACATTTGAAACACAGAAGAAAGTCTTTGAGGAGATCTATCCTGAAAATGAAGATATTATTGAAGTAGCTACTGGATACATTCCTGGCATTACATCTGATCTTCGTGATGAAGGCTATGAAGTAGTTCAAGTTCTATGTGGATCAGATAGAGTTGAAGGTTACCAACAACTTCTTAAACCTCACATGGTAGAAGAACTTAATCTTACTATAGAAATCAAATCAATTTCAAGAGAATATGATCCGTATGCAGGCTCTGATTCAGTTACTCATGTAAGTGGCACTTTAGTTAGAGAAGCACTCAAAGCAAATGATCTATATTCTGTAAGACAACTCACTGGTGTATCAAAAGAAACTGCAGAAGAACTCAAAACTGAGTATGACTTTGATGACAGAAAGAAAATTCTCTACTTAGCATCAAACACTCATGGAAGTAAATCAGATGTAATTGATAAGAAGATCATGTCACTTACTAACAACAAATTTAAAGTAATTCGAATTGATGACATTAATGACATTGATCCGGATGTATATGCTGCTATCGGATTCTCTGATTCAACAAGATATCTTAGTAGGTTCAGTAGTGATACTATCAAAATTCCAGTGGCTTCTCCTACAAGAGATCACTGGCCTATCAATCATCCTAAAGACCAAGAAGGTGATCCTTCTACTAAGAGTCATTTCGTTATGAATATTGGAATGTCAGTAAGTATTAAAGATCGTCTACGTTATACTAACTAGTCATGATACATTCTCCATGGCCAGTAATTAATACATCTGGATATGCTCAGCATACGCAACATTTAATAAACGCAGGTAGATCTATAGGAAAATCTAGGTCTTATGGCAATATACTGAATGGTATGAGCGGCTCAGCCCTAGCTAATAGTATGAATGAAGTCATTGATGGCAATACCATAGAAGCGGTAGATCTATTTAGAGAACATGGCTTCGATGAAAGTTCCGAAGTTCAATCACCTTGTGCAACTTATGGCAAGAAGTATCAACGAATGGAATTTAAGTTCAAACATAAAACTAAAGACATTAATGAAAATCTGTTAGATGCATTTAGAGGAGTTGAGTATTTCATAAGCTTATTTAATACATCAGTATCAAATACTTTAAATACTTACATAACTTATGATGTTATGAAGCAATCGTATCTTATAGAAGATCTAACATTTGAGTATAATATATCTCTAAGTAGACAAATTAAATTTAAGTTTGATATTGTAATACATCCGAAGCTTTCTAATACTTTGAATAGATTAGTATTTGATATTAAGAATTTGTACATTGTTTCAAATGTTATCTTCGGTAGTGACTATGACGGCGATGCTACTCTTGGTAATAAGAATGGAAGATCTTATGTTTTCGATACTGAGACTATTAGTCTTAGTGGTTCATATGGACATCCCGCAATAACAGAGCCAATTAAAGTAACATTCAATGCTGGAATGTGGAATGATAATAGCATAGGAGCTCACGGAAAAACTATCCCAATACCTAAAAAGAAAGAAAAGATAAAGCCAACTGTATATGATTTATTTAATACTTTTCCTTATTTAAAGGAGAGATTGATAGAAACGATGGATAAGAATTATAAAAATGCAGTAATTAATAAAATTTATTCCTAATAGCGGTTTACATTTGGACTCGGAGGTGTATACTATACTAAGCATATACTAATACATAAGGAGTTACCAAGATGAGCAACCACATGAAACAAGCTACTGCAACTAAGATTATCCGCGAATTGGAAGAAGCAATTAAAGCAGTAGCAGCAAAGCACAACTTAGAATTTGACAATCTTAAAAAGATTCAACTTAGTACTGAAGGTGGACTAATAATTAAAGAATGCAAACTTTATGTTCCAGTAGTTGAAGATGAAGAAGATTCGGTTCAATCTTTAGTTAACAGTCTTTATGAAGGTAAAGTATCATCAAGCTACAAATTAAGTTCTGATGCTAAAGCAAATTTTGAACATCACTGTGATTATTGGGGAGTAGAAGCCAATCTCTTTGGAAAGATCTTTAAGACAACTAATGATAAACAAACCTTCCAGGTAATTGAATGGAACAACCGTAACAGAAAATCAAAAATAATTGCAGTAGATATTACTGATCATAATAAAAAATATAAATTTACTCATGCGGATTTCAAAGATGAAAGACTTATCAAGACAAATAGTTATGTAAAGTTTATCTAATTAAGTTTTAAGAATCTGGAATTCTTCTGGATATTCTGTTAAAGTATACCCGCAGTGGATCATACTTGTCAGAATATCCAGAGCAGTTTCAGAAACTGGAATAATATCATCTGAATAGCCAGTAAAAATATGACCAAGAATTAAATCAGGTCCATGTTTTACAGGTTTTTTCATTTTTAATTGTTTCTCCTCTATTATAACTATTTATTCACAAAGGAATACTAAAATGACATACA